GGTTCGAAATCCTAAAGGCATGAGAGACATTTTGCCTCCCGAAACCTTTAAATGGCGAAGGTTGGAGATTCTGTTGTCTAAAGCTGCTTTGCTTTATGGCTATGGTGAAATAAGAACACCCATTTTTAGAATTTTCTGAGCTTTTTAGAAAAGGTTTGGGAGACGAAAGTGATGTGGCGCTCAAGGAAATGTATGAGTTTGAGGATAAGAATGGAGATGTGTTGTCGCTAAGGCCAGAAGGAACAGCTCCTGTGGCTAGAGCGGTAATTCAACATCACCTGTATGATACCCCCGTACTTAGGCTCTTTTACACGGGGCCCATGTTAGGAGAGAAAGGCCCCAAGCTGGGCGATACCGCCAGTTTCATCAATTTGGTATAGAAGCCTTTGGCGTATCCGAACCTTACATGGATATCGAAGTACTGCTTATTGTGAAAAGGATATTCAGTCTTCTCAATTTGCCATTAACCATACATATTAATAGTTTAGGCTGTGATGAATGCAGACCAATTTACATGGAACAGCTTAAGAAATTTTGTACTTTCAGCAATACCTGAAGATGAAGAAATTGAGCGGTTTAAAAAGAACCCTTTAAAACTGTTCGACTCCAAAAGACCTGAGCACGCTGAATAAAAGGCTGAGGCACCAAAAATCTCAGAATATCTTTGCCCGGCATGTAAGGATCACTATGCGCACGTTATACGAGCAGCGAAGTTGTTCGGAGTTCCCATCGTTGAAGATCCTCAGCTAGCAAGAGGCTTTGACTACTACACTAGAACTGTTTTTGAGGGGTATGTAGGCGAATTCAATCTGGCTGTAGTTGGTGGTGGACGATACGACCATTTGGTTTCTTTCTACGGAGGGCCTGACGTACCAGGCATTGGGTTTGCTATTGGTCTAGAAAGATTGATTACATCCTTAGAAGAAGTGCCAATAATAGACCCCGAGCCGAAGAAAACTTACTTTTTGGCCACTACTGATGGAAAATTAAAAACAACTGGCTTAAGTGGGACTGGTTGTATGTTTTGCATGTTTGGAGTGCACATGGAACAGTGTCCAAACAGATTTCAGCAAATGAAAATCAATCACCCTAAGCAATGGGAATATTGCATGAAACCATTTGAAGAGGGTGGTTTAGGACTAAAACACGTATTAGAGGTGTTAAATGTCCCATACGAGTAGTTTTATCAAAGAGGTGAAAAATATTGGCTACGAAAAGAGATAAAATATGGCTAAGACAGCCAAATGAACCTCAAAATGAGTATAATTTGTTTGAAAAATACTTAATGTTAGGCGTTGGACGTTCCTTAGAACAGCTTGCAAAGATGCAGGGAAGAACAAAAGTGCCCGCATCTTATGTTACTTTCTATCAAAATTATAATTGGGAGGAGCGAGCCAACGCATATGACGAATACATATTGGAGGAAAGAGGCAAAAAGAGAGCATTTACATCAGATAAACTACATGAAGAGCTCACTGGAGTTGCCCAAAAGTTCCTTGATAAGGTTAATCAACGCTTGGCTACTCTCGATGCAGAGTCATTATCGCCAAAAGATGTTAAAGAATGGGTCGATGCGATTGTAAAAGTGCAAAAATTGAGTGCTGACATGGGCTTAAATTACAGTAAAAACGGCAAAAAGACGTCTTTCAACACTCCTTTAGTTGAAGTTGTGATAAAACAAGACGAAAAAGAGGAAAAAGAGCTTCCAAAACCACAAATTATCAACGTAGAAGACGAAAAAGAAGCGATTGGTGGTGAAGAATAGTGCCAAAAGCCAAAATACAGTTCATTCCACATGCTGGACAGCTTAAAGCTTGGAATTCCGAGAAGCGAATTGTCGCTGTAATAGCTGGTTCAGGCGGTGGGAAGTCCCTATTGGGCTCATTTTGGCTGTTAAGAGAGATACAGAAAGACCCAAGAGCCACTTTTATGGCTGTAGCACCGACATATTCAATGCTAATTCGTAATTTGATGCCTTATATTCAGAATTTGCTTGAACCTTACGGTGCTTATTATAGAACTAATGAAAAAGTATGGTATTTGCCAGAAGGCGGACGTGTAATAATGGGCTCTGCTGATAACCCATTAAGTTTAGAAGGAGCACACGTTAGAGCTGCTTGGTTAGACGAAGCTGGACAGATGGACGCTTTAGTTTGGGACGTTGTTAGAAGAAGAACTGCTTTTCATAGAGGTAGGATTTTGATTACAACTACTCCATACTTTTGGAACTGGATAAAGACTGAGGTATACGATAAATGGGCATCTGGAGAAGAGGATGAAATAGACGTAATAACTTTTGATTCAAAGACAAATCCTTATTTCCCAGTAGAAGAATTTGAACGATTACGAGCCACAATGCCAGATTGGAAGTTTAAGATGTTCTACGAAGCACAGTGGACGAGACCTTCAGGCTTAGTTTACGCTGACTTCAGAGAAGATGTCAATTTGGTGCAGCCATTTGATATTCCAAGCGATTGGCGTAGATACATCGGTGTAGACTTCGGGTTTAATAACCCATGTGCAGCAGTTTGGGTTGCAGTTGACAAAGACACAGATACTTGGTATGTTTACAGAGAATACAAGAAGAAAGGTAAAACAGCACAGGAATTTGCAACTGAAATATCCAATATATCTTATGATGAGTTTATTTACAAAATATACGGAGACCCATCATCTCCACAATCTTTGAAAGAATTACGTAAATACTTCCAAGGAGCAGTATCACCAGCAGACAACAAGGTATTAGATGGCATCGGAGCTGTAACTGTGCGAATTAGAAATGGCAGTTTGAAGATATTCGCTAATTTAGATGGTTTATTAGATGAGTTAAAGTCATATAGATGGAAGATGAGTAACGACACAATGTATGATGAGCCAGTTAAAGAAAACGACCACTTGCTGGACGCACTAAGATATGTTGTTTATTCAACGTATAAGAGTAACAACATAAGAAAGATACCTGTTCCTAAACCGATGGGGTGGTGAGATGTTAACAAGTTTAGATGTGATATCACAAGGTAAGTCTTTTCCACCTTTTACAGAACTGCCAAGGCTTGATAGATACAGGACTAATAAATTTCTATTTGATAATAAGCCACAAGCAGTATGGGTAGATTGGGCACGTAGATTAGAGGGCGACCAAGGTTTAGGCATGATGGTAGCTCTGAACTATCCACAACGCTTGTCTAAGCTGTGGGCTGATATGCTATTCGGAGAAACACCAAGGATAACCGTTTACCCAGAAACGCAAGAGAATGTAACCGATATGACAAAGATGCTGCTTGTTTCAGACTTTTGGAACGTGTCTTATCAGGTTGCATTAGATGTTTCCAGATATGGCACTGGCATTTACAAGTTATGGTTAGACGGTGTTCCAAGGTTCCAAGCCATTCCTCCTCATATGTGGTTCCCAATAATTAATCCAAACAATATGCATGAAGTTGTAGCACATGTTATAGCTTGGTTGTCTAAAGATACTGATAATAGCGGAGACAATACGTTGTTGATGGAAATACATACTGCTGGCAAGATTGAATACAGAGCGTATAAAATGCACAGTGGCATTATCGGAGATGACATTACCGATTTAGTTTACGAAAACAGAGAAGAAGAGACTGGAGTTGATATACCGCTTATATTCCCAGTGCAGAACATAAACACTTCAGATAGTCCCATCGGGCAAGACGATTACGAGGCTATAGAACCTATTTTGTATGAACTTAATCAGAGGTTATCACAAATTGCAAGGATTCTAAATAAGCATTCAGACCCACATATGGCAGGACCAGAGACAGCCTTGGAGCAAGATGAAATGGGAAGATATGTATTTAGAGGTGGTGCTAAATACTTCCCATTAGAAGCTGGAGACCCGATACCACAGTATATAACTTGGGACGGTAAATTACAAGCTGCATTTGACGAGATTAAATTCTTAGTAGAACAGTTGTTTGTAATATCTGAGGTATCTCCAGTGCTGTTTGGCATGACTGAAGGTTCGCTTAGAACTGGTGCTGGACTACGTAAAGAGTTGATAGCTCCAATATCTAAATCCAACAGATTGAGAATGCGTTTTGACCCAGTGATTAGAAATATGATACTAACTGCAGGCACTTTGTGGAAAAAAGATTGGAAAGAGATTAATATCAGTTGGCAGGAAGGATTACCAATTAACGACCTTGAACAAGCTCAGATTTACACGATGTTGTATAACGCTGGATTAGTATCTCAAGAGACTGCAGTAAAGAAATTATTTGCATTAGACAGCCAGACATTGAATGAAGAGCTTAGCAGAATTAATGAAAACGCAACAGTTAAGAATGAAAAGACGAAGACGCTTATTGATAACAAATATGGAGTAGCGGCTGAAAGTTCACTGAATGCAATTCAGGGAGACGGGACATTAAACAAGGAACTGTAAATGCCAAGGCGAAATCGTAGAAAGCATGAAAATTACGATTTAGAATTTAACAAAATTAAGAGAAAGGAAAAATATCACAAAAAGAGGTGTAAGAAGCATGGCAGAAAGAGTAAGTCATAAACCGTGGGGAAGTTTTTCAGAAAGCGATTATACTTTAGAGCAATTAGCCAGAGCATCATTGATACACATGAAAGAGCCACCAGAAACAAAAGCTGATTGCAAATTACCAATTAGAGAGCCTAATGGCACGTTGAATGCAAATGCTATTGTGGCGGCGGCTATTAGGATACACCAAACAGACGCACCAATGGAAAAGAAAAGGAAAGCGGCAAGGAAGTTGGTTTCTCTTTATAGAAACGTTCTAAAAAGAGAGCCACCAGAGAGCCTGTTACGTTTAGCAGGCATGTGATATAATTATAACAGGTAACAAAATACACGCTGACAACGAGCGGTTAATCCGTTGGAAGGAGGTAATAAATTCATGGACGAGAAGAAAGAAATACTAAATCAAGGTGATGAAAATGTTCAGGAACAGATGCAAGGGCAAGAGCAGGAAAAAGGGCAGGTAGAGAGAACCTTCACCCAAGAAGAGCTTGAGAAAATAATTGCAGATAGACTTGAACGTGAAAGACGTAAATATAAAGATTACGACGAATTAAAGAAAGTTGCAGAAGAGTATAAGAAGATGAAAGAAGCACAGATGACAGAAGAAGAAAAATTACAGAGCAAGTTAGCTGAATTAGAAGCGGCTGTGCTTGAGAAAGAGTTGGAGGTGCAGGAAGCCATGATTGAAAAAACAAAGATGAAAGTAGCGATGGAAATGGGCTTACCTGCTGACGCTTTAGATTTCATCTCTGGTTCAACAGAGGAAGAAATCAGAGAAGCGGCTGAGAAGTTTAAGAATTTACTTGGAGGAAATTACTCCAAGGTTGGTAAGCCTTCAGCTCCTGCAACAGCACAGTCTGGGTCAAAGGTATGGACACGTAGCGAAATTGAAAACATGTCACGAGAAGAACTAATACAGCACAGAGAAGAGATTAAACAAGCCATGAAAGAAGGAAGAATAATTGACAAATAAAGAGGTGAAATATTAGCATGGCAGAAAAAGGGATATTTGAATTTGGTAGCACAATAGTTCCCACTTTTTGGAGTGCAACATTATTAGAGGACCTTAAGAAAGAGCTGGTGTTTGGTTCTTTAACCAACGCACAGTATATTGGTGAAGTAAAATACGGTCAAACGTTAAAGATATTCAACGTATCTGGCGTAGCAATTACAAATTATAGTCCAGTAGATGGATTTGGCAACGCATGGACTCCAAGCAGAGCTAAAGCTGAAGAAGTAACTACATTAACAATTGATAATGCAAAGGCATTTCAGTTCTTCATAGAGGACCTTGAAAATAGAGCAGTTCTCGTAGACTTAATGTCTGCGATAATGAGAGAAACCACTTATAAATTAAGAGATGTTGTAGACCAGTATATCGCAGGGCTATTTGAAGCTGGAGCTACTCCATTCCTGACTGATACAGGAGCAGAGATTGCGGCACAGCTAACCGATACTTACACTTTCTACGACCTATTGGTTGACGTTGACACTTTAATGAATAAAAACAACGTTCCAAGGAATGGTCGTTGGATTGTCGTTCCACCAGAATTGAGAGCTCTACTGCTTAAGGACAATAGGTTTGTAGCCAACGCTTCTTCTCCACAAGCTTATGTATCTTTGCTGAATGGTGAAGTTGGTCAGGCGGCTGGATTTACTGTTAAGATGAGCAACAACGTTCCTGCTCTTGCTGGAACATCTGGTGCTTTAAGGTTTTACGCTGGAACTAACGATGCATTGGCATTCGCATACGATGTAGAGAAGATTGAAACATACAGACCTGAGAACAGATTTGCAGATGCCGTTAAAGGATTGTTTGTATACGGAGCTAAGGTAATCAGACCAGTTTGCGTTTACAAAGTTGCAGTTAAACTACCCGTTGAAGAAACTCCATCAGCTGGTCAATAATTACGTTTATCACATTATTAGCGGGAGCTGTCGCATGACAGCTCCCGAGATAAATGGAGGTTAAAATGGCAGTATTGTATGATAAGAAAAACAAGCATTACGTTTATGTAGAGGACGAAGAAGTTGAAACACTGATAAAAGCTTATGATTGGCTGGAGGTGGTCAGATGGCACTCACAATTGGCACCAACAGTTACGTCGACGTCGGATACGCAGACGAATACTTCAGAGCAAGAGACATCGATGGAACAGGAATCTGGAAAGACCTCACGAAAGAACAAAAAGAAGCAATATTAGTTCAAGCTGCATCTTTGCTTGATACTTTAATTTATAAAGGTGCCAAGAAAGACCCTAATCAGCCAATGGCATTTCCAAGAGTTCTAATGATTAAACACGGAGTAGAATTTGCAGCTGAGCTTTTAGACACTGGCTCTATTTATGAGGCTATCGCACAGTTATACCCACAAGAACCTTATATTTACAGGGTTGGAGATATAGAATACATTGACATTGGAACTCCAGAGATAATTAAGATGGCACAATGCGAACAGGCAAAGTATTTACTTGAAATGGCTAATGACCCGAGAATACAAGCTATTATGTCTGGAGTATCGTATGTAGCAGTAGGTTCAGTTAGAGAGGCATACAATACTGATAGGGTTAGTGCTAAAACGGTGATAATTTCTCCTATGGCTAAGTCTTTAATAAAACCGTTAATCGCTGGAGCAGTTGGACAGATATGAGCATTGTAGACAAATACTTAACGCAGACAGCTTACGTGTTAGAGCAGTTAGGAACTAACAGATACGGTGAATATGAAACTGTTAGTAAACCGATTAAGTGCAGGTTAGAGATGTCGCAAAGCTACTTGGGAGAGATAACCAGAGCTTTAATGATAACTGAATACCAAGCTAAAGCGTTAATGTTTTGTAAAGAACAAGTAACTCTCGGGCAAAAAGTAATGTATAAAGGTAATGAATACACAGCGATACAGGTTAATGAAATAATCAATCTCGACGGCTCTCTATCTCATTATGAGGTAATATTAGCGTGAGGAAAGTAAAGATAAAAATATCTAAGACTGACCCGTGGATTTCTAAAGCTGAAGAATACCAAGAAATACTTGAAGATGCTTTCATTAAAGACGGCGTAATCATTAACCTTAGAAAGAAAAGCGTTGATGCATTCTACTATGCTAAAGAAGTGCTTGCACCAGAAGATACTGGCAATTTAAGAAGTACGATGCAGTTGAGTGAAAGCTCATCTTCAGATAAGATTACTTTTACATTCTCGGTATCTGCGTTTGACTTTGACGAAGGAGTGGCTTACGGCAGATTACACGAATTAGTGCATGATGGCGTTTACAGATATCACAAAGAAGGAACGATGAACCAATACATGCTTAGAGCAATTAATAAGAAATTTGGCACTAACTTTAAGCACTACACTTCAGCTTTCTAAGAGAGGGAATGAGATATGTTAGCGGCAGAAACAGTGTATGACCTTGTAGCAGAAGCAATAAACGGAAGGTGTGAGCTGTTTGTCGGCACACCACCTTTTGATTTAGATGACTTGGTAGCACTTTACGATACTGGTATTGGAGATGGAGCTGAAGTTAACGGTTCAACGATGGAAAAAGCAATCATCATGGTAGTTGTCCGTTCTAAAAGATATGCTGATGGCTCTGCCATAATTGAAGATATTTATAAGCATCTCAACGATGTAAACAAAGATGGGTATGAATACAAAGATGGTGCATATATTATAATGATAAGAGCATCAAGACCTCCATCTTATGAAGGTTTAGATGCGAGGCAAAGGCACATATTTACGCAACAATTTAATGTAATGCGAGAGGTGAAATAAAGAATGGCTATAAGCGGCGCATACGGAAAAATATACGTTAAACAAGGTGGAACCAATGTTAAAATCGCAGAGATGTCAAGGTGGACCTTGAACTTGGACGTTAACGATGTGGACGTAACTAACTTCGATACTGAAGGTTGGGTAGAAAGACTGACCACATTCAAGGATTGGACTGCATCTTGTGAAGGGAACCTTGTCATTGGCGATGTCGGACAGATGGCTTTAATACATGCTTACATAAACGGAGAACCAGTGACAATAGAGATGACTATTGGCAAACCCGACCAAGAACAGCTTGTAATATCTGGCAAAGCTTATATGAGTTTAACATTAGAAGCTTCTACAGATAGTCAAGCAACGTTCTCTGCTGACTTCAACGGCATGGGTGCTTTGACAATTTCTCCATAATAGCATGATTACAGGTCTAATTGGTAGCGTTTGGTGTCTAAGCAAAATAGAAGATTTGACAAAACCGATAGACCGTGTTAAGGAGAGCCTGCCATTTTGTGGTGGGCTCTCCAATTGGCATTTTGAAATGATAATGAGTGAAGCTTTGGTTGATGGCTCTAAAAGTGTTACACCAGTTGGTTGGTTGTTAACATCAGATGGGTTTTGGGCAATGCAAAGATGGATTGATAATCCGTATGGTTACGCTTTTGTGGAATTAAACTTAAACTTAGAAGATGTGCAAACTGCGATATGCGGTTACGTTTTACTTCCACCTATTGATGTTGAAGAAGGAGTATTGACGTATCAAAGGTTACAATTCCAAACGCTTGGAATACCATTTTTCATAAAAAAGTAATGGAGGTGCAATGAATGAGTGACAGTAAAATAAGGATTGAAAACGGAGTTAGGGTAGCAGATGTCTTTGTAGGCGACAAGTCTTACGTCGTTAAAGCTAAAAAAGTTAAAGAGCTAAGAGAGATTATGCAGAAGATAACCAAGGATAAAAACTTGCAGACTGAAGGAGATGCCGTAGAAAACATTGACAAACTGGTTAAGATGTGCAAGCTAATGTTCCCAGAGATTAACCCAGACGATATAGACAATGCATACATGTCACAGCTTGTGGAATTAACTAATCTGTGGCAAGAGCTAAATTTTTCAGAGCTGGAAATGGAGGGGAGCTCTACATAGTTAATCCAACAGCCATGTCACTATCCTTGGGACTTGCTATTGAAACTGATAACAATGGAGACATGCTAAAAGTGTTCTTCCCTTCAACGTTCTTGATTGACATTTTGCAGTATCTAAACATAACTCCATTCCAGCTTGAAGAAATGTATATGAATGATTTACTGTTTTGGGCTAAACTCGTTGCTGAGAAGAAGAGAGAAGATATGCTAGAAGAATACCAGAATAAATGGGGAGTGCTTATATCTTCAGTGATAAATAGTGGATACAATATTGTCAGGGCTTGGGGAGCGAAAATACACACAAGCATATCTCCAGATGATATTTATCCGTTCATAAAAGACTTAAGGTTTAGCGAAGATGAGAGAAAGAAGCTTGAGCAAAGGACAGTGGAATCAGCCGTGGAGCTCGGCATACCTGCTCCGAAGGTGAAGTAAATGGCAGATGTAATGGGCAAAGGTAGTGGCGAACAGTTTAACATTGAAGTAACTGTTAATGTAACGCAGGCAAAAACAGCTTTAGCTGGCATCAGTAAAAGCCTTGACAGTATTACTAAGAAGGTTGGCACATTAACAAGCAAAATAATTGATTTGCAGTCACGTATTACTGCTTTATATTCTCAGCCAATAAATACGCAGTTAATGTTAAATGTCAGCTTCGTCTCTGCCAATGTTGATGAAGCGTCTTTAGATGCCGCAGTCCAAAACATCGTATCACGAATTAAAGCAAGGTTGCAGTTAGCTGGAGAACAAAACCAGTTCGCTTTGCCAGTAACTCTTACTTCTAAGGGTGGCAAAGGTGCTACGAGTGTAGACACCATCGTTGCAATGACGACTGCAATGCAACAGGCTGTAACAGAGCTAACCAAAAACATACAGAATACATCGGAAAGCATAAACAAGTTAGATGAAGGCTTATCTAAAGTAACAAAGAAAGCTACGCAGCTTAAGAGAGTATCTGGCGGTAGAGGACAAGGCGGTTTATTAGATAAGGTATTCTTGTCAAGACGCGTAACGTATTCCACTGTTTATGAAACCATATTCGGACAGCTTGGTTACTTGGTTTGGGCTGTAAGAAACGTATCACTAACTGCATCTAATATTGGTAGAACAATAAAGTCGATGGTTATTGACACGGTTGGTGTTCAGCAAAACTTCATGCTAACACTAACAGCCATTACTGGTTCTTTAGAAAAAGCAAACGAGCTTAAGAATACCATTTGGGAGATATCCAGAACTGTTGGCGTTGATATGGCATCTCTAATGCATACGGCTCAGCAGGCGGCTGTTTACAATATTCCTTATCAAAGGATACAAGATATGCTACAAACCATACCTGTATTTGCACAAATGGTTGGCACTGTTAGTGGTGGTGGAGCTGCTGGAGCTTCGGCTATAACAAGCAGAGCAATTATGGCTATAGGTCAGATGTATAAAAAAGGTAAGGTAGTAGCAGAAGAAAGAAGGCAGCTTGCCAACATTGGCATTAATATCGTAGAACTCATAGCACAGGGAATGAATAAGCCACCAGCAGAAGTAGAAGACATGATGAGAAAAGGGCTTCTAACAAACGTAGATGAAGTCGTAGGAATGATTATGAAAGAGCTTAGCAAGAAAACAGATGCCATCGTTAAATACATAGGAACTACCACTACTGGTGCACTTAACATAGCCACTTCTTCGTTAAAGCAGATATGGACAGCAGTTGCTGGAACAATAGCTAAAACGCTAATGCCAGTGCTGTTAACCGTTTCTTCGGTTCTTCAAAGAATAGCAGCTCAAGTTACTGAAACTGGTAATCTATTTTTAGCGATAAAAAATAACGTAAGCAGCTGGCTGTATAACATGATAGTAACTACATACGCTTGGCTTGTTAATATATATAATATTATCGCCAACATATTCAAAGTGGTTATAAATATACTGTTTGGAACAAGTAACATATTAAGACCGATACTAATGACTCTTATGGCTGGAACTCTGATATTTTGGATTACATCTTCAGTCCTAAGACTGATGAAACCGATGATTGGGTTCTTAAAAACTATTTGGACAATGTCAGTCTATATTAAANAANACTTTANGNNTTGGNTTGNTTNGATTAGTGGNGCNGCCAAGGGATTAGTTGGAGTAATAACTGGAGCTACAAGTTTAAGTGCTGTATTATCTGGAATAATGGCTAAAGCCACTATTACTGCCAATATGCTAACGCTTGGTATAGCTACTGGCATATTTGCTCTTTCACTTTATTTGGTTAACGTTGTAGATAGAACCTTAAATCGCAAGATTAACCAATCGCTTGATAAATTGGAACAACAAACAAAGAAAGCATCTGACACTACAAAAGATGCTTTTACTCAGCCAGCACAAGATACAGCCAAGATGAAGGACAACATGTCCAGCGTTGCAGATAGCACAAAAGAAATTAAGGATAACCTACAAAGCTTTGACGTAATACATGCTATAGAACAACAAGCAGAGATGGTGGCGAACATCCCAGAAGTTCCAGAAACAATTATTGATATTGAGATGCAAGACTACTCTAAATTCTTAGACAATTTGGTAAAAGAAGCCACCAATATTGATACAAGTATTACATCGGCTGCTATTCCGAAGCTTGACGACTTGTCTATTGGTATTGGTGATATAGCCTACACAATTAAAAACGACTTTGCTAATATTTTAACAAGTATCAGAGACCGCCTGTTTGGGCAGGGTGCGACAATAAATGGCATTTACAGTTTAATGAAAAGCAAAATGTTTCCAGAGAGTGAAAATAAAATTCCTGGCGAACCTATTCCACCGATGAGCTCTGGTTATATGTTCGCACCCGGCTTTGCTAAAAGTTTAGCTAACCAAACTAAAGAATATAACACAATCAAGAATGCAATTAAAGGAGTATATAAACTTATGCCAACTGGGTATTTCGGATTACCAATTAACCTTATACCGGGCGCAACCGATTGGCTCGCAGAAAAAACCGTGGACTTTATAAACTGGTTTGGTGGTAAATTTTTAGGAGCACAGCCAATCCAAATAAGCATAGAGGAAGCTATAAAGGACACTCCAGAGTTCATAACGAGAGAAATACGTATAAATGGTAATAGGGTTCAAATTCCCTAATAAGGTGATGCAGAATGCCAGAGAATAGAGTTATGTTAGAAATAGATGGGGCAAAGATGCCTACTCCAACTGAGATTAAATACGGTGAATATGTATTGTCAAAAGCCGAGAGAAACTTACTCGGGAACATGGCATTCGCTTACATAAACAAGAAGATAAGGATTGATGTAAGATATGCGGCTTTAAGAGAAGATGAATTAAAGAACCTAAAATTACACTTATACTACACAAACGCTGGTGGTAAATGCATACATCAGGTAACCGTTGTATTCCCTTCTATGGCTGGACCAAATGACCAAAGCGTTGTAACATCATTTAGAGCTTATGTTGGTGACTTAGAATATTCTACGTTAATACTTAAAGCTGACGGTATGTGGTATAAAGATGTGACATTCCAGTTGGTGCAATTATGATAGCCATAACAGACTTTTACGGTAGACTTTATGGCTCTGGCATATCTGAGACATTAGATGCTGATGACATCTTAGAAGCACAGTTCATGCAGAACATGTTTTGGGAAGGTAGAACTGTTGTTAAAGGCACTGGATATATCAAAATACTGGACTACGAAGAGAAATACAACATAGTTAATCCAAAGTCCAGCTTTGCCACATTAAAAAGCTACGAAGATGTTAAGCTTGATGGCTATTTCATACTAAAAGACGAAAACGACAACACAAAGAGAATTGATTTTGATAGATGGTTTCTTAAAGAAATAGAGTTCTCTAAAGTTAATAAGGTGGCTACGCTACATTTTGAAGATGTTCTTGGTAAGTTTGATAGAATGACTTATGAGGGTTATGGATTAGTGAAGCCAGTCACAGTAAGTGGCTATTATTGGAGAATATTAAATGGTAATCCATATAAGGCATTTCCACAAAGGGTTAGAAAACCATTCCTGTTTGAGGGCACGGAAGAAAATGCAGGCGGCTTGTGGTGTGCATTAAAGCAAGGAACGTATTTTAGCATTCTATCAAGCTTATCTCAATCTGTTGGAGCTGCGCTGTGGGCTAATCTTAAAGGAGAAATAATGGCTGATTGGGTAACATTAGAAAATTTGTATATGTCAGGAGATTACATATTCCCTAATCAGCAGGTTGATGTTAACAGTGTGACAGATGTTAGAGCAGTTGTAATAGGTGGTTTGGGTATTCCTTCTTTGGCTGTAAAGTTCGACTTTGACAACGGAGAAAAAGTAACCATCAGGCTTAAAGGTAGAACTCCAAGATTTACACAGCAACAGTTATATAAGACAATGGAAGTAATGGTGCCAGTAGATAACAAGCTGTTTATCAAAGAATACAGACCTGATAAATACAATCCTACTGGCTACATGTTCTTAGACGTAGATAAAACTGGAGTAGCATCGTGTTATTATGGTGGAGGTGCTGTGTTTTACTACATTATTCCAACACAGGTAAACAGCTTAATGATGTATAGTGGAACTGTAGAAGGAATAATTCCAATTACTGAAGAAGTGCCATTGAACCAGTATATAGATGAAGTTAGCACTGTAGACCCTACTTTGACTTTAGACTTTCCGATTTTGCAGAACAAAGATTTAATTGAGACAACGTATTTAAGATACAAGAACAGTCCATTCAGAAAGAAACATATTGAGATATCTGTAATACCAAGCAGATTAGATGAAATAGCTCCTTATCCCTGCAAGTTTAAGGTAATGAACGAAGATAACTCTGTGGCGTATGATACAATATTACATGGCATTAGACACAATTTCAAAGAAGGCGGATACTCGTATGATGCATTTTGCGTGCTAGTGTGATGAGTATGAGATATGAAGATAGACCGCAGTCAGAGGTAAAAGTTTTAGGAAATAACACTTTTCAATCAAAAGATGTTATTATCGGAACAGGTAGAATAATTAGAAGAGACCAATACGCTTTGGGTAAATTTAGAGTTGTAGAGTTTTACGATAACTCTGGCAAGCTTACAATGAAGAGCGAACTTGTAGGAGAACCGCCACAATACGAATACAGGATTGAAACATACTATGACGCTAATGGTCAAGTAGTGTATACGGTGCAGTATGCAAGAACATACGATGAGTATAGTAATTTGTTGTCGGAGCAAGTAATAAGATGAGCAATATCTTTGACTACGTTTTATTTTGGCATGGAGATTTAAGTTCCATATTAATGGTTGGGTCTATCCCAGTTCAAGCGAATATTAAACAGAGAATTTCAATAGAGGCTATAGCAGCACCTAATACATCTCGTAAAGTTACAGTGCAAAGTCCAACATTAAGTTCTATACAGCAAGGCGTTAGCATTCCAGACGCAGTTTGTGAAGAAACATCTGTAAGTGTATCTCTGAGTTAGGAGGAGATGGTATGATAGTAAGAGATTATGTAAGAAATTACATGACAAACCAAGAGATAGTAAAAATAAAAGAAAAAGATGGAGACGTCAAAGGAATAGCTACTGTTCAGCTGTTTGATGCAAAAACAGGTGCTTTAGAGTTAGAAGCGAAAACGCACAATATTATATATCAGGCTGTTTATGATTGGCTAAAAAGTTATCAATGGGATAAGTTTTGTGCTGGAGCTTTTAATAAAACCAATACTTATCAAGGCTATTTTAATATGGACAATATTTATTTAACAACATCAACACTTCCAGAAAACACTCCATATAACCTATTTAATTATGATGGTCTTACAATCGGCTGGGCTAATAAAGCCACGTATTCTGGTAGTGACACACAAAGAGGAACTCCGAACTCTGCGGAAACGTATACTAACGATGAGAAAATTCGCTGGGTATTTGACTGGCCAACACATGCGGCTAACGGAACGTTTCAAACGATAATATGGAGCAATACGCTTGCTTTGACAGCAATATATGAAGGACCAATCAACGTTGGCATCAGTACTGGCATTGGCTACTCTGGTTTTGGTCTTACGTACGTTGGTTCCTATTTGTATGCTCGAGTTGGGATGGAAAGTTATATAAATTAACAACAAGTGGAACATTGATAAGTGGACCAATCAACGTTGGCATCGATACTGGCACTAGCCACTCTGGTTTTGGTCTTGCATGTGATGGTTCGTATTTGTATGCTCTGAGTTGGGATGGAAAGTTATATAAATTAACAACAAGTGGAACATTGATAAATGGACCAATCAACGTTGGCATNNATACTGGCACTAGCTNCTCTGGTTTTGGTCTTACGTACGATGGTTCCTATTTGTATGCNCTGAGTTGGGATGGAAAGTTATATAAATTAACAACAAGTGGAACATTGATAAATGGACCAATCAACGTTGGCATCANTACTGGCACTAGCTANTCTGGTTTTGGTCTTACGTACGATGGTTCNTATTTGTATGCTCTGAGTTGGGATGGGCGGCTATACAAAAATATAAATGCTTATGCTTCATATTTCGCTCGCACTTTATTGCCATCTCCGATAACTAAAACTAATCAAAACACAATGAAAGTGATATATGAGTTTATTAGAAGCTAAAATCATATGTTAAAATTATAATTATGATAAATAGCAAAGAGGTGGTGGAATGGACTTTTACATAAAGCAAGGAGACACGCTACCGATATTTGCAGTTCAGCTGTTAGATGATAATGGCAATCCAATTGATTTGTCAGGTAGCACAGTTCAGTTATGGGTAGAAGGCATGGGAGATAATCCCAAGGCTATGACAATATACGATGGTGCAGTGGTCATGTATAAATTCTCTTCAGAAGAAACAAAAAACTTCGGCACTTATTTAGCAGAGATTAAAGTTTTATTCAGCAATGGAGACATTATAACTCTACCAACAATTGGAAACATAAAAATACACGTGTATTACACGGTAAGTGAGGTGATATAAAGAATGGCATCACAGAATGTTTTCACAGATTATGCGGAGAAAAAGGCTCTTGATGCGGTATTCAATGATCCTGCGAGAACATACACAATGGCTTTGTATACCGTAGCTCCTACGGAGACGACATCTGGAGCCGAAGTATCTACTGACGACACTGGATATTCCAGACAAACAATTTCTTTTAGTGCGGCTACTGGCTCTGGAACTACTCCATCTAAAGTGACAAACGATGTTATGGTTACATTCGGTCCAGCTTCTAGTAACTGGGGCACTGTAACTGGCATTGCGATATTTGACGATTCGGGCAATATGCTTGTTTATGGAACGCTTGAAGCTTCTCAAACAGTAGCCACTGGTAACAAAGTTGAATTCGCAGTCGGAGCTGTAGAAATTAGTTTAGACTAATTGGTTCGGGGGAGGTAAACACTCCCCCGCTTACAATTACAAGGTGATGAGATGGCAAACATAAGACAAACCGTTGATTTAACACAAGGAACTTTAAGTAATCTTATTGTTGAAGATGGCAAGTTAAAGTTACCAAATGTTAATGCTCCAACGTTTATTCGTAGTTCNATNGCNTATAAGAGTGATGGTTCGCAAGTNGCGGTGAATGTGCCGAGGTTCGAAGCTGGTAAGTTTGGGCAGGGCATATTGATTGAAGAAGGAACAACAAATTTGTTAACCTCGGCTCAAGCAGATTGCACTGGTGGTTATGCGTTAGTAGGCGCAGCTTCAAATAAAGGAACATTAAGTTATATAACTACTGATGGATTTATTGGACAAACGTCAGTCCAAGTAGTTGTTAGCAGTTACGTTTCTGGAGATGATATTAACCTTGCTACTGTAGGAACATCTGAAGCCACTGCCGTTTCAGTTTCGGCAAATACCACATATGCATTTAGTGCCTATGTAAAAGCTCCAAGCGGAAGTCAATATGCTATACGTATAGAAGAGTGGAATTCAAGTGGTGCTTTAGTTAGAGATAATACCTTTGCTCAGCAAACCGCCAACGGTTCATGGCAAAGAGTTTCGGCTGTATTAACCACTCAATCTACAACGGCTTATGTATCGTTGAGAATAAAGTTTTATAGTGATGGCACTTATTTGATTGACAATGCCCAGCTCGAGCAGAAACCTTATGCGACTAGCTGGGTGAGTGGAACAAGACAAAATGAAGTTTTATATGTAAATAATGCAAGCAACTTCATTTCCACTATAGAAGGTTCTGTAGGATTTTGGTTTAAGCTGAATTATATAAAACCAGGTATATACCACATATTTATAGATTTTAATGGAAGTGGAGCAACTACATTTCAAATATGTGTGTCAAGCACAGCTCAAATGCATTTAGCGTATTCTTTGAACGGTTCATTCCACGCTTCTAGAGGCGGAAGTATAGCTACCGGCCAATGGTATTATGTAGTAACTACCTGGGATTCATCTGGATATAAGGTTTATTTAAATGGTATACGAGTAATAACAGCTAATGGTATACCTACATTTGATTTACAAAATAATACAGTGTATATAGGGTCCTCAAGAGGGGGTTTTAATTTTTCTAATGGTGTTATAGATGATGTTACTTTTTATAACCGCGCTTTGACTGATGCCGAAATACAAGCCATTTACAATTCGGGACAGCCAGCTCCGATAACAGAGAATACCACATACGCCTTGAGGTTTGATGGAGGGTTAAATTTTGGAAGAGGTGGTTACTACATTTCTCCAGAATACGACTTGTCTACAGTTGGTAATTATGTTAAACACAGAGTTTACTGGCAAGAAGATGCAGACCAAGGAGAGTGCTTAGTTTACGCTAAATTAGACAATCAATCTGATTGGACGCAGCTGACTAATGGTGGTTCTTTACCAATCGTAGAAGGACAAGACCTGACTGGTAGGAAGATACAGTTCAAGGTAAAACTGCTGGACTTGGTATGACATGGCAGAAGCTCTCTTTGTAGGAACAGCAGTTTCTCGTCTTAAAGCTACTGCAAAGATAAATAGAAATCCTACAGTAACTAATTTACAGTTCGCATTCTATGACCAGTTCGTTGAGTTAATTGGTGTTTCTTCGTTAAAAGCTGAACACAGAAAAGCAATACTTAGAGCTGTATCCAGCGTTAAAGCCAACGCAAGGCTAAACAAGAATCCTACTGTTACTAATCTACAATTCGCATTCTACGACCAGTTCGTTGAGTTAATTGGTGTTTCTTCGTTAAAAGCTGAACACAGAAAAGCAGTTTTAAGGGGTGTTTCATCGTTAACCGCTAACCCAACACTTGTTGTAGCAGGCAGTTTTGAAGGTGACGCTGTATCATCTGTTAAGGCTACAGCCAATAAAGTTCTTCCAGCAAGCTTTAGTGGATATGGCGTAACATATGGAATATTTGACACTGGAACAAGACAAGGTTATGCCGTATTAAACGGTGTGACTTCTTTAACTGCTGTTGGTAATGCTGTTATTCCAAAATCGTTTATTGGTGAAGTCACTTCTTATCTGACCGCCGCTTTGATGCGAACTAACCAGCAAAGAGCTGGACTTAACGGAGTATCTTATCTAACAGCAAAAGCTAATGCAGTAAAACTTGCCAGCGTTAAATCCCAAGCCGTATCAACCATTAAGGCTAATGCAAACATTGTATTATCTGCAAGCTTCATCGGGTCTGCCGAATCTTCCTTAACTGCAAATGCATTTGTTTACACTGGCCTATTGGGTCAGTTCAAAGGTATAGCAGTTTCTTCTTTAACATTAAATCCTTTGGTTCATAAGTATTGTCAGGCAAAACTAAATGGGATAACAACAGCTACCGTTAGAGGTAATGCTGTTAAATATAATAGTTCTAAATTGTATGGTGTATCTTCATTAAAAGCAAGAGCCACGAAGGTTAAAACTGCACGTGCTATCTTAAAAGCAGTTTCCAACGTAAAGGCTAAAGCGATAACAATAAAATACCCTGCATTCATTGGGCAAGCAGTATCTAATGGCACATTTATAGGCAACACAGTAATAAGTGCTCAGTTCATCGGACAGGCAGTTTCTAATGTAACTGTTACAGCCACACCACCAGTATTTGCATTCAAAGGCAGTGCCACGTCTTACATTAAATGTGTGGGTAATGTAGTTAAGAGTAATAGCGCAAAATTAAAGGCAGTAAGTTCAGTAAAATCCATACCCAGAATTGTAAAAACAGCCCGTTTTAGTGGAATTGCGATTAGTTATTCGCGAATTTCTACAGAACGCAAAATACAAGCATCTGCTAAATTAAATGCTGTATCTTCCTTAAGAGCTTACGGGCATAACCCAGATGAAGTTAATTACTTCAGAGGCAGTGCAGTATCCAGTCTTAAGTGCGAAGCTGCAATCGTAAAGACAGCTACAGCCAAAGTTAAAGGTGTTACAAGCATTAAAGCGTTTGGCAACTCAGTTAAACTGTTAAAGTTCAATGGTAAGGCGATATCTCAACTTAAAGCTAAGTCTACTAAAGTAAAAACTGGAACTGTTAAAATTAGTGCTAAATCGTATGGTAAGTTTAATGCAGTGCAGATACACTATCCACACTTTACAGGCAGTGCTACATCTACAATTTCAGTTACGTATAGAGTGCCAAATGCTGCAACTGTAAGTGCTGTAAGCAGTCTTAAGGCTTCCTGCACATTAACCAAATCTGCAAGTGCCAAGTTAAGTGGATACACTACAATTACAGCTGTGCCACAGATGACAATAAGTGCTAAAGCCAAGCTATATGGTATGTCTATAGCTACGGCTTATCCTACTGCATCGTTGAGTGCAAAGCTAAGCGGAGTAACTACATTAACAGCATTCGGTGGTGTGCCGCTTTATGCCAGTGCAAAACTTAGTGGTGTATCTTATGGTAAATTCGTAGGCACTTGGTATGAGCATGAAACTGTTCCAAGTATGATAGAACTTATAGATGGTGGTATAAACATTAAACCCATTGGTGATAAAATAACAGTAAAGCCGCTTGGTGGTGGTATTAACATCAAGCGACGCAACGTTCCTTGAGCTAATGAGGTGATAACTATTGGAAACAGAGATAATTAAATTCATTATAAATTTCGGTGGTCTTGCAGTAGCTCTTTTAGCTGTATATGTAATATTTCTCATGTTACAAAATAAAACTACAAATCATGTTGGAACTCCGAGGGACGCTGAAGAAATCAGTATTAAAATAGGTCGTATTGAGAAAAAGGTAGATTACATTTCTAACGGCATTGACAATAATTCCATTGACACCAAAGAATTAAAACAAATGGTTAGAGCACTCGAACAAGATGTTAAGGCATTAAGAGAAGTAGTAGACAAGATAAGAGATGATACAGATGAATAGGTTTTCTAAGAAAGTAGTATCAACAGTGATAGCCTTAAACGTAATATTCGCTGCTGCTGTATTAATTGTGTTTTGGCATACTGGGTCTGAACCAACTGTCTTAGTCGGTAGCTGGTTTGCATTTACTACGGGTGAACTATGGACTCTCTCAACCATTAGAAAGAAAGAAATAGAAAAGGGAGCTGATAACAATGAAGATATGCATTGATGCTGGGCATGGTGGCAGTCAGCCTGGCGCTGTAGGTTATTCTGGAACACTTGAAAAAGATATCACTTTAGCAGTAGCCTTAAAGTTACGTCAAATACTGCTTAAACAAGGTTTTAGCGTAGTAATGACACGAGAAAGCGACAAAGATGTTAGAACTACTAAACAGCCTAACGAACTGCAAGCAAGATGCGATGTGGCTAACAAATCTGGAGCGGATTACTTTGTTTCAATACACTGCAACGCATCAGACAGCCTGTCAGCGCACGGAACTGAAACGTGGTATACAGAGAAAGACGTTAAAAGCAAAGTCTTTGCTAACTGCATACAATCTGCATTAGTTAAGCAGATAAAGAGAACAGATAGAGGAACCAAATGCGGAAACTACTATGTAACTAAATACACTCACATGCCAGCTGTATTAGTGGAACTTGCATTCATAAGCAACCCAGAGGAAGAGAAGCTGTTAAAAGATGAGATATTCCAATGGAAGTGTGCGCTTGGCATAGCAAACGGTATCTTAGTAATGGCAGGCAAACAGCCACTTAAGGAGGTGAATTTATTGTTCAAAGATGTTCCCACAACGCATTGGGCATACAAGGACATAGAGAAACTGCAAAAGCTTGGCGTAGTCAAAGGTGATGAAAAGGGTAATTTCAATCCAGACAAAACGGTTACAAGGGCTGAAGTATCTGCAATGTTATCACGTTTATACGATGTAATAAAATCTGGAAAATAGAAAGGTGGTGAAATGAATGGAAGAGTTACTGGCTACACTGTTTGTAGTAATAGTCGGCATCTTGGGTTATCTGCTTGGGTTATATATCAAAAACAGCAAATGGTCAAGCATTCTTGACTTCGTTCGTACTAAGCAAGAGTTAGCGAGAACGGTAGTTAGAGCCGTGGAACAAATATACTATGACCTCGGGGGTGAAGAAAAGCTTCAAAAAGCCTTGGAAAGCCTATCCAATTGGTTTGACGAACTTGGCATTGATTACACTCCTGAAGAGCTAAGGACTTTAATTGAAGACGCAGTAAAATACTTCAACGATAACTTTTGGAAGGCTGAAAACAAATAGGTGGACGGGTTAAACCCGTCCACCGTTAAAATGGAATGTCATCTGAATCTTCATCACCAAGTGCGGCGTTTACTTCTTTGATTATTTCGCTTGTGCTTTGAGTAGCTGTGGGTATTGAAGCTTGAGGCTCTGTTGATGCTACACCCGTTCTCATTTTTAACGTTTCAATGATGCTTGATGCTTCTTGCATCGTAAGTTCGTTAAGACTGTTTTTGTTAAATCCATCTAAGAACTCATCAATATAATCCTGATAGTAGTTTCCGTGAACTTGCTTGGCTAAGCTGACAATGTAGTTTACTTGTTTCGCCGAGGCTTGTCTTGTGTCTCCTTTTGGAATTTTAGCTTTAGAAGATGCTTTTACTGGTTTGGGCGATTCTTCATGTTTAACTTGAGCTTGCAATGGGTTTATCTTGGCACTTGCAGTTATTATCGTTGGCTCTTCTGGAACAGTTTCTTCTGGCACTTCTGCTTCCTCTTCTTCTATGATTTCTCTTATTTCATACGGAACTTCAATTGGAGCTTCATCTAAAGATGTTTCGTCAACTGCTGGCATCTCTTCAGCTGTATAAAGCTGTGAAAAATCTTCTGGAAACGCTTCACGTAAGCACTGCACAACTGCAACCTTTCTTATCATCGTTGCTGGCATAGAAGACCAATTAGCCATGGGTCTGCCATCTGGTAATCGCTTCATATATTCTCTTAAACTAACCGTAACCTCAAAAGGCACTTTCAAGTCTTTTCGGTATACTTTAGCCCAACCGCCAACAAGTTCTTCATCGTCTAACACCAATGTCCCCTTACGGAATGTTGTTTCGTTACCTTTTCTAACAATTACTCCAGCCTCTAATCCATCAAAATTAGAATTTCTTGCCGCTCTCTTCATGAACGTATCTTTTCCCGTGATAATGCTTGCAGGTTGATTATCTTGATATTTCACAAGGTATGCTTCACGAATGAACGGGTTTAAGCGTTGATATTTGCAAATGTTCAGGAACATCATTACTTCTTGGTCTGTAACTTTATCAGATTTGCCTGAAACGAGATACTTTTTTACGACCTCTGGTGTTAGGACAATTTCTCCACTGTCTGTCTTGTAACGCACAATTTCATTACTCATCGTTTTTCCTCCTTTCTGTGTTATATTATATCACTTTTTAACTTGAAACGCAAGCCATAAAACTCTTTCAAAGCATTGAATATAGCTAAAGCCGTCTTATATTGGTTGTTTGGGTCAATTATGAACTCGAAATCCTGCGGATTGCTTAATGTTACTGGTTTTATATCAACTCCTTCACAGTTGCATGCCATAAGAAAATAAGTCTTTGCACCCGTAAAAACCTTATTCGGAATGCCAGTTTCTTCTACCAAATGCTTCAACACTGTTCCAGCCAAATAACGAGACCTTGTTGTCTTAACTCGAGTATAGACTATGGAAGAGCCTCTGTCTTCTTTTCGTTGTCCATTCCAGCGCACACCTATAGAAATTGCCACATCACAATTTAATTTTCTGCAGAAAAAGGCTCTTTCAATGCCTTCCATAGCGAGATTTCTCTCTTTGCTTATGCATTCGTCTCCCTGTCTTGATAAAAAAACCTGATTGTAAGTAGCTCTCTCTATAAGCTCTTTCAAATACATGGCGATAGAGAATGTAATGTCTTTGCCATAAACCCTGCTTCCATCTGGCATTTGAACTCTACCGCCATATATTGTTGAACCAAATTGTGGGTCAATGAATATTTTCATGTTTAACACCTTCTTTAAATGAATTTACTACTGCTCTAATAATGTTTAATAGCGTTTTGTTACCGTAATACTCAAAGATATTTTTGTCTCTATGATATTTGCCTAATCCAAGTCTTTCGAATGTTGATAGAACGTGTTCTTTTTCATGTTCATATTTTTTATACTGCCTTTTTGAGCATACGAAATTAACAAAATCGTCAGCATCAAACATTACACGTTTAAAACCACCTTTCTTTACACGTTTTGTCGGTATACTTTGTTTGCTCAGCAATGGACTATCTTCAAACAACGCATATAACGGATATTTGACGTAACGAGACCTAATGCTTTCTAATGTGAACAGCATACCAATTATATATATTGCGTCTAATCCGAAAGCATTTGACAATTCATTCACAACTGGAACTATACCATAAAAAATGCTTTTCTGAACGTATCTCATTAATATCTACTCCTTTCTTCGTTTACAGTCTTAACAATGTCATCAGAGTATTTCTCAAGCGTTTGAATAGCAAGATAAATATCAACATTTTCATCAAACAAGAGATGGAATGGGAAGTTATTTTCAGCTATATCGTTTACCTTTACTTCTATCGTTGCCATTTTGTTGTTTAAGTGCAGTATTGTGCATTTAACATTGTAACTGCCAACTTCATCAAACAAAAGTATTTTGCCTTGTTTACTGCAAATGTTTTTGATGTAAGTTTTGTCTGGTTTCTCTTTAAATCGTAGCTTCAGCGTTCCTTTCATGTCATCTGTAAGAAAATTCTTAACGTTGATGAAAACAAATTCGCCTACTTCGTTTGTCTTTTTCTTAAAAACCTCGCTCGGTATGCAGTATTCTATCATTTGTATCACCTCCAACATCATTATAACATGTTTATCACACAATGTCAAGTGTTATAATGAAAATATGGAAAACGAATTAATACATGTAAGCGTATCGTCATTGCTATCTGGCTGTCCCAGATACATACTTTGGCATGCGGTAAATCCAACCGAAGACAAAAGCTTTGATTTGTCATTCGGAACTCTTGTGCATTTATCTATAAGCGAACACGGGAAATCAGGAGAAAAAGCCATCGATGAGAAGATTGTGGAACAGTCCATTTCAACTGTGCTCCCAGAATGGCAAAAAGCTGGAGCATACAATCAATTGTTTGAAACTGTAAAAACACTTACACAAGCGGCACTCGGCTATTTGGAGGTAAACGATTATATCGGGAAGGCACAATATGAAGTGCCAGTGATAGAAACCATAGAGAACATTGACATAAGAGGCATAGCAGACGTTGTTGGTAACAACCACGTCATAGACTGGAAAACAGGAAGTTATATAAACAAAAAGCACAAAATACAAGTAGCGATATACTGCTACCTCTTATCTAAGCACGGTCTTATTTCAATACCTTGTCAAGGAAGCATCGTGTATATATACGACACAATCAAACAAGGATTTCCCACAGTAATTGATTTTGCAGTTGACGAAGAAAGTATTGAGCTCGTGGATACGTATATAACTTCTTTGCTGAAACTAATTAACGAACAAGGAGACATTCCAAGACAGGGAGATAATTGTAGGTTCTGTCCTTATAAGAAGTTGTGCTTCGCTTAAAGTTATCCACAAAGTTTTCCACAAGTTATCCACAGAGTTATCCACAGGCACTATGTAGGAATTTCCTAAGCTCGTTATAGTTTTCCACAGTTTCCACAGCACTACTACTACTAATATATATATTTTATTTATTTAATTACGTATATAAGGAAAGAAAAACAAAGAATAAGATAAGAGTAACAATATAAGGTGTTCAAAACGAAAAAAAAAAATACAAAAATACTTTACTTCATTCTTAAAATATGTTATAATTTAACTTAAAGACATGAATAAGTTGTTTTGTGGTGATAATATAGAAATTACACAAACTCTTCCTTTAGAAAGTATTGATTTGATTTACATTGACCCTCCTTTCTTTACAAACAGGAATTATAAAGGTTTAGTTGAACAACGTGAAGAAACAGGTTTTGTAGATAAATGGAAAGGCGGTATTGACCATTATATTCGATGGCTTAAAAAAAGAGTAGAAGCTATGTATCCGTTACTAAAAAACAGCGGTTCGTTCTATTTGCACTGCGATTGGCATGCTAACGGATACATAAGGATAATGCTGGACCAAATATTCGGATACAAAAATTTTCAAAATGAGATAATTTGGCATTATGGTCTTGGTGGAAGCTCTCCTAAACGCTTCTCGAGAAAACACGATACGATTTTGTTCTACACTAAAACAAACGATTATAAATTTTATCCACATATGGTTCCAGCATCTTCACAAAAAATGAAAGGACAGCTTAAAAAGGTTGATGACGTGTGGGATATTCCATCTATAAATAACATGGCTAAAGAACGTGTTGGTTACCCAACACAAAAACCAGAAGCGCTTTTAGAGAGGATTATAAAGGCATCATCTGATGAAGAAGATGTGGTGGCAGATTTCTTTTGTGGCAGTGGGACAACGCTTGTGGTTGCACAAAGATTAAATAGAAAATGGATAGGAGTTGATGTTTCATCACACGCTGTTTCTTTGACTCAAAAGAGACTTGAGGAAGAGTGCGGGGTTAGAAAAGGGCTTGACTTCGAAGTTATAGGTTTAGCGTAAGATGTGTTATAATGTAAGTGTGTTAAAAAATAGAAAAAGGAGATGAAAGAAAATGGAATTTAAGAAGATTGTTGGTGAGAGCCTATGTTAAATGTTCTGTTAGCCCTGATTATAGTTTCCCTTTGGATTGGACTTTGCATTGTTGGTGTTGTAGGTTGGATTTATTTGAGTTACATGATTTGGACTGCGCAGTGGGAAAACATTACCGCAGGTTTGATTTTGTTGCTGGTGATAACCGTCTTTTGTCTTGCTCTGTATTTATGGAGCGTGTTACAAAGGAGGAGAAATAAATGAGCATGACTGGAAAAATGACTATTCAGAAACATGAGATTTCGTGGATTGTTGAGAGCGGACTACCGTTTATCAGCAAATCTCCGTTTGATTGGACGCATGACTTCATAGTTACTGGCGATGGCAAGGAATTTAAGGTCATAGCTAGTAATCAGAACTGTTATGCCGAATTCAAAGGAACTTATCAAGGAGACCCTGTTTTGTTCGCTGTGAATGGAACTATGTTCAGCCAAGTGATAACTAAAGAGGAAGCTGACACATTAGATATCTTGGTTTACGATGAAGAAATTATTTTAAAACGAGATAGGCGTAAAATAAAGTTGGCTACTGACGAAATTCCAATAGAATTGCTACCAGAGAACGAAGGTAAGATGGAACCAATTGACATATTTGAGCTTAAGCATGCCGTTGACTGTGTTCAAAGCTGTGTAGCACCTGCTAAAACGTCTTTGTATGAGCAGTATAAAGGCATTGTATTTGATACTCTTGATGACAAATTAACGCTTGTGGCTACTGACACGGTGAAAATGAGCGTGTATAAAATGGACGTTCCATTTAACAACAAGGTCATAGTTGCATCTAAGCCTCTTGCAAGTGCAGTTAAGGTATTACAGAAATTCAAAGGCGGTTGTAGAATAGGCGTTGTTGGAGAAACGCTTGTATTAAAGAACGAATACTGCAGATTTGTGTTCCCATCTTATGATACCATGTTCATTCAATGGGCATCTGTTATTAAACATCATATGTCTGAAGTTACGGGTTGGATAGAAGTATCTACCTACGATTTTGTAAGGGCACTTGATAGAGTGAAAGTGCTATCTAACACGATGTTTAAGTATTACCCCGAATTTGTGCCTGGAGCATCTTCGCTATTCTTAAAGATTGAAGGTGATGTAATTTATAGTGAAAGATTGGAAGCGACAATTACAGGTAATGTTATTCCATTCAAAGCAGAGCCTTCAGCATTGTTTGATATTGTAGCACCGATAAAAGAAGATAGATTAGAGATTGGCGTTGAAGCAAACACTGGAGAAGCGATAGTGATTAGACCCAAGGGCAGTGAAAAACAGATGGCATTTTGTGGGTTAGCCACTTATTAGAAAGGAGTGATAATATGATTTACAGAGGAAATGAAGCATTAGAAAAGTTAACAGAAGCAATGGGAGAGTTAAAGATTGGCTTTAGAACAAGGGCTCACAATGTTAGTTCTCTTCAGCATGTAATATTTGAGAAATACAAATCTGTAGGCGTTACAGTGCTTTCACAACAGCCATTTAGCTTTTACTGGGATACAGGTAAAGAAATCCAAGAAAACATCAACCACCTGTTATTGTTGTTCAGAAGCACTGTTGATTATTCCTTGAAAAGCAGATGCTATGCGCTAATGAACGATAAGCCTAATGTGTTGCCGAAAGACTGGGAAACTGTGTTAGATATACTAATAGAATCGTCTTACAATGATAATATCAAAGTGAACATACCAGAGAACTTACATCAGCACTCACGCTTTAACATTGTTTTATTTCACTCATTTAAGATGCCACGATGGGATAGTAGCATGCCGATTATAGTTACTACAATCTTAGACATGCCGTTTGAATGGGTTATCTTAGACTACATTGATATTTTTGATTGTTAGGAGGCGAAAGTATGTTTATATACACAGACGAAGATGAAGCAATAAATGGTTTATGGATAAAAAGGATAAAGATTGAATATGACAGCGATGAGAAGCTTGGAACTGGATACTTCTTAAAGCTGTATGGTGATTTCGGAGCTGATGATAATAATCCAAACCTTGTGCGTTATTCAGCTTGGATTGGTCCTTTTGATACGTTTGCAGAAGCGCAGAAAGAGTTAGATGGAATTGATAGCCAAATTTCTACTCTCAATCTATATCCGAGTGATGAAGTAAAAGTTGAATTCGAAATGGACGATTCCAAAGATACGCTTGACAAAAAGGAAGAATAGTGCTATAATACAAGCAGGAGGTGAATAAACGATGGTGAAGCAGGTTGTTAGCGGATTGATGGTAGGTTGTGCAATCCTATTATTTATGTTCTTGCTAACCTGTCTAACGTTCCCATTTAATATGATATCCTTTGTGCCACTAATATTAGGCTACATATTAGCCAGTTGGTTGATAAAAGGAAATAAAGATGCTTGACATTTTGTTTCAAAAGTGTTATAATGAAAATGAAAGGAGGTAAAAGGAAATGTATGAGATGGACAGCAACAAAAAGATGGCTTTAAACTTAAAGTTGGCGATGTATGTTAAAGTAGAGAAATTTGATGCTGACGATTATGCTGTTTGGGCTGTGTATCCAGCATGTTTTTATGGCGCATCTAAAGAACACCCATATGAGGTTTGTTTGGCACGTTTTGAAACAGAGGAACAAGCGCAGGCTTATTTGGAAGACATTGTAGCCAATTATTAATCTCTCACCCTCCTTTTTTCGGGGAGACGGTTATTTCCGTCTCCCTTCTTTTTACTGTATAGTGAAACACCTGAACGTGTAGATTGCGTTTTTACGTATATGTGTGAAGATTTACTCACGCATATCACCAAAACGTAAAATTAAGCAAAAGTGATGTGATAAATACTACGTTAGACGACCATGTTTTAGCGTGTATTTGACGAAATACGTTTTTAAATGGGGATATCGTGTAAATTAAAAAGGCAGGACGAGGGGGTAGCGTCCTGCCCTAAGGAAGGAGGAGAGAGTGTGGAGGTGGAAGCGGAGGTGACTCGATGCTTCTATATGGAAGGTGTTGCCCGCTTCACCAGTTTTATTCCGTTTGGTATTTCTATTATATCATATTCTGTGCCTTGAGTTAATTCTTTCATGTGGTCAATGAAGGCTTCTGCTGTTGTCATTGTATCATCGTAATACTCATCGCCAGTGCCATATCTAAAAGTCCAGTAATCAATTAATTGATTTTCTAGGCACATCACGGCTGTTTCGTAATCCAACATGTCCCACAGGTTTTTGTTTAAATGCTTATCTCTTTCGTTCCATACTACTTCCGCTAACCCATAACCCAACTCTTCAAACATGTTGTCCATTCGTTTCGCCTCCTTTCTTGTTTCTTGATTATATTATACCATAACCCCTTACTAATTGTCAATCACTAACTCGGGAATAATTTGTGGAAAATTAGCAGAACCTAATTTGATTGTTAGCTTCACACAACCTGTTGGAGTGGGTCCGAACCCTTTCTGAGTTCCAAAGCTTGTTCTATTCTCCCATTCTTCCTTATAACCTGGACTTCTCACAAACCAGCAAATGTCTTTGAAAGGTCTGCACTTCATACTTATTCGTTCTCTGGCTATTGGCACTATATATCCCTGATGATTGTGTCCATTCCAGACTATATTGGCATCTGGTAAATACACTGCTTGCCTGTTAGTTTCAATCACTCCACGTGTTACTTTACTGTTACCTCCTCCTCCGTTGTGCGAGTAATACAGCTTTACTGACGCATTACGATTATAAGCTTTTAGGAAAAAGACAATCCAGCCAGTCCATTCTCCTGTTACTGCGTTAGCTCCTTTTAAGTTTAACAGCATCGTCAATCGGTTCATTAAATCAATGTTGTTTCTTTTCTTTACTTCAGTTTCATGATTGCCTTGAGCCACCAAGATGATATTCGGAGCGTAAGGAGATAAAAACTCAGCACTATCTTGAACCACAAAATCAAAATAATCCTGCCTGCGATATTCGGGACGCAGTTCATCTANGCTGGAACGTGGGTCAAATCTTCCTTGCATTGCATCAAACCAATCTCCACCAAGCACAATAAGTGCATCTTCTTCTTTTGCCTTATTTAGATGCTTTTCGAGTGCTTTTCTATTGCACATAACAGAGTCAAAATGCACGTCTGAAAACAGGTATATTTTTAAGATTAACTCGCTATCGTTAACTGCATTAATCGGTAAAACACCCTCTTTGAACTTTGAAGTTTGCACCAATACGTTCACGCTTTCACCTCTTTTGCAATTAACATGCAAATATTATAACATAAGCATGCATGTATAAACCTGTCTCTTTTGCAGTTAATCGGGGAATTTAAAATTTTAATATCATTTTTATGGTTTTTAAACATCATTTTAATAATTTTTATTTTTAAGTTGCTTTTTTTAACATCTTTTTTATGTTGCTTTTTTATTACTTTTTTTTCGTCCTTTTTTAAACGCCTTTTTATCCGCCTTTTTTTATCCGCTTTTTTATGTCCCTTTTTTATGTCCTTTTTTAAGCTCTTTTTTAAGCTCTTTTTATGTTCCAAAACATTTAGCCGTCAAGATTTTATATAACCAAACATTCGCACCTTCAAAATATTTTGCTTGTCTAACAATCTAACAGACAAACAAAATATCCCAAAAAGATGCCAGAGAAAAAAAAATATTTTATGTTTCTAAATGTTTGTGTCTCTCACGATGTCCACCTTCCTTTATATGGTTTTACGGTTATATTATACCATGAAAAAAGCATGAAACATGGGCATACATTTGTATACCTATTGACAATATCGTAAAAAATGATATAATAGAATCATGAAGCAAAAAAGGAGCGTGAGAGAATGCAAGTAAAAAACGAAAGAGAAAGAATAAACGAGATGCTAGAAGACATCAGCGGACAGCTTTATAACATTTCTGATTATCCAGCTATTACGGATTACCAGACAATGGTCGAAAAAATGCTTTTTTCTCGCATCAATGCGGCACTTGAAGAAATGAACGAAGAAGAAGCACGGGACATTATCGCTGATATAGAAGAAGCACGGGACATATTTTTATTTGATTTTTTCGAAGAAATGTATAAATTAGCGGAGAAAATCGAAAAAATCAGCGAAAAAGAAAAAAGCTTAAAGATGCTTGCTATAACGCTTAAAGAAGCATACCAGGAAGCAATTCGTTTATATTGGAGCTTTGGGGATACTTTATATGCTGAAATATTTAAAAGCATAAAATCTGAAAAGCTTAAAGACGCTTGCTTTAAACTGCTTGACGAATTACTGGACTACCTGACCGAAGCATTACATTTTTAAAGCTTGACAAAATACTTAAAAAGTGGTATAATATAACTAACAATAAAAAAGGAGGCAGAGACAATGACAAAAAAAGAGCTATGGGACAAAACGGAAGGCATAGAATGGGACATTTTCAATGAAGTGTTATATGTAGTGTTTGAAGAAGAGAAGAAAGATAACGAAGAACTAAGCGAAGAAGAAATTAAAAAGCTGTATGAAGCAACGGACTTAAACGAGAGAAGCGGATATGACACACTAGAGTATATTTGTAATCGTTATGTTTATTACAGCGACCTGCTGGCTTGGTATTCTAAGGACTTAAGGCATATGCATTATGTAAACGATTATGCAGAGGAGTTTGGAGCTTGCGAATCTGAATCTGGAAGCTTTGACATTTGGAAGCTTCTTGCTCGTGCGCAGGCACAATATTACGCTGAGCAAGTAGACGCTTTAAACATGACACTGCGAGACATTATCGAACTTGAGGACTGAAGCGCATCAGCTACCAGCGTGGGACAGCATGAAGCTGTCCCATTTTTCATTTGGTATTGACAAAATGCCAAAAGTATGTTATAATGAAACCATGAAACAAAGAAAGGAGGAGAAAAGGAATGCTGAGAGACCTTGGGAACGGTAAAGCGATTCTCGAATTTGAAGACTGGGAGAGAGAATCAAGGTATAACTGGATGGACTTTGCAGAGCTTGGAGACTTCATAGCATCTTACCTTATTTTAAATGTTGAAGGAATGACTGATGATGACACCATAAACGAATTTGAAGCGGTAGGATATCTGACTACACCAGAGGACCAAGTTAAGAAAATTTCTCTTAGCGTGCTAATTGACTGGAATGTCACTGCTTGGATACCTGTCAAACTTGGAGAATTGAAAAGCGGAGAAGCAAGCGCATTCGACATTTACAGAACTGTGTGGGATTACTTCGAATTTGTGGAGATTGACAAAGTAGAGACTTATTAAGAATTTGAGAAGCTGGGGCATTCTTCACTGTCCTGGCTTCTCTTTTTTTTACTGCTTCAGACATTCTATAAAGTATACTTGCCTTAAGTAATATGTTTAATTTATTAATTTAATTATTAATAATAATATGTATTCTTATCCTATCCTTTAACTTCTTTAATATCTTCTTTATATTCTTTACTCTTAATTATCAATATGTCTTAGAATATATAAAACTTTGTCTTATTCTACATCTGTAGAATGAAGAAAAAGAAAAAAAGATAAGGCTTGAAGAATTTACCATTTTTAAGCGACTTTTTTAGCTTTTTTTAAAATCCTTTTTTAATTTTCTTTTTTTATCCTTTTTTAACTTCCTTTTTTATCTTTTTTTTTCACCTTTTTTAAGTGCCTTTTTTAAGTGCCTTTTTTAAGGCTCTTTTTTAATGCCTTTTTTTAAGGCCTTTTTTTTGTTAAGCCTATGTTAAGCCAATGTTAAGAGATTCAGGCCTCCGATTGTTAAGCCAAAGTTAAGAACGTTAAGCCAATGTTAAGGCATGGTTAAAAACATGTTAAAATTCTGGCATGCCTTAACATAAATATTAAATAGGCCTCCAGGCCTGTTTATACCTATATTATACCACAGTTTAAGGCCCTAAGTGTTAAATTAATGTTATATACACTAAAATGGCATATATGCAGTGTTAATTAGAATGCTTAAAAATAAGGTATGACAAAAATGGTATACATATAATTACCAAAAAGCTTAACATCTACTTAACACTAATGTGGTTAAAATTGTGCATGGTACGGTAAAATAGCATTAGGATCATGAACCTGATCCCAAAAATAAAAAAAGGAAGGTGGTAACAATGACGAGTAACAAGCAAAAAGCATGTGTGAGATGGCTAGATGGTTATCCTGGATTTTTCGAGCCTGCATTTTACAAAAAGGCTTATATTCAAGGTATTAAAGCTGAAGCAATTGCTGAGAATGAGCATATTGTGACCGTATCGATATACTGCACGATATGGCTTCAAAATGGATGCGATATTAATCGCTGGATCAGTTACAATCTTAAAAGCGAACTTAGCACGGTATCGCTAAGCTTAGACGAATTTTACACGCTTAAGCCTGAACACTTAATTACGCTGGTACAACAGAATTATTATCCAGCGACAGCATTTTAGGATGGTGAAAAAGATGGATATCGACAGAATACAGCGTTTAATCTCCGAATTTATCGAAGAATTAGAATATATCGGAGCAGATGGGAATTATCATATCTTGAATGCTATCGATGCACTAACCAGTGCGCTGATGGAGCTTGAAGAATTAGAACTTATACCAGAACTGAACATGGAAGAATAACAGTTAAACTGCTATTATAGAAGGTGCACCTAACACGGTGCACCTTCTTTATTGTTTATAAGCTGGTATACTTTTGTTAACCTGTGGAAAGCCCCCCCCGTTAAAAAAATTATCCACAGCCTCTCGTCTACTTCCCTCTCGCAAATTTTAGGTAAAAAATCCGATTTAAGGCATTTTAACGAATTTACGATACCGAAATTGTAAAATTAGACGTTTTGGATATAGTTGTGAGTAAATTATCATGAATATAGTGAAAACGCAAAATACACGAAAAGTGGGTATGGAAAAATCAATGTTTCTTGGCACTGATTTTTGACAAAAACACGTATTTTAAGATTATAGGATTTTAAGGATTTTTGGTGTTAGAAAAAAAAGTTAAAAGCCGCTTTATAATTAAAATATAAAGATAAACAATAGAAGATAAGAGTAACATATTAAAGATAAGAAAAACATGTTCTTCTTCTTTTTCTTTTTTTAACTTAAAATATATAATTAAAGAAAAGAAAGAAGATATTCCTCTTATTCTTATTTTTTTATTTTTAAATATATATAATTAAAAGAAAAGAAATAAGATAATCTTCTTCTTATTCTTATAATTAATTAATAATTAAAAAAAAGAAAAGAAGAATATATTAATTAATTAGTATAAGGTTCTAAAGAAATATATATTAAAATATATATGTTCTTTGGTTTTTAATTAATAAATAATACTTAAGATAAGTAGGAGGTAAAAGATGGATTTATTTTTTAGTTTAAATACAGTAGAAGATAAAAACAAAGAGATAGAAATGTTACTTATAAACAACATAGAGAATTTTTTCATTAAATTAAAAGCTGGAAAGCTTAAAAAAGAAGATTTAAGTAACATAGCGTCATTGTTTAGTTTAACAGAATTAGAAAGAGGATTGTTATTGTTAGAGTATTACGGTTTTTTGGGAATTAAATTCTTCAATCGTTATTTTGGAAAATTAATATACGTAAACGTTTTAAACAGTAAATTATCTGAAGAAGCGAAAAACAGAATAAAAGAGATTTGCATTAAAAACTGTCCAGAAATTAAAGACGAGGTGTAAATTTGTGAAACAAAGCGTGTTATAATAGAGTGGGAGGTGTAAAGATGAACATATTATTAACAAACGATGACGGTTATGAAGCTGAAGGCTTTAGAGAGTTAAAACACGCCTTAGAAGCAGAAGGACACTTTGTGATTGCTTGTTCAACTACAAAAAATGCCAGTGGTTGTGGTTCTGGAAGAGATTTATCGCTACTTTGGGAAGTAGAAGTTCATGAAGACGGAAAAACTCCGATATTTGCCATTAGAACGGACAGAACTGTAAACTGTATAGATTTTGGTAAATTTTATTTTGAAACGCTTGGTAAGGATATAGATATGGTCTTAGTTGGAATTAATCACGGACCTAATTTCACGTGGACTGATTTATACAATTCTGGAACAATGGGTGCAGGAGCTTACGCAGTTCATAAAAAATACACTTCTATAGCGTTATCTGAAATAAATGGACATTACCAATATTTTCCAGAATTAGCCCAATTCGTTGTTGAAAGAATATACCAATTCGATGTTCCTGAAGGAACGTTGTTAAATATTAACTTTCCTGCTTGTAAGCCTGATGAATTTAAAGAAGATTTTGCAGTGCTTCCTTCTAATTTAGATGGTGGTTGGCATAGATATTTTGAAACGCATTTAGACAGCAACGTAATGTATGTAAAAGTATTACCAGTCCGTGTTCGTAGTATAGCCGAAGAGTTTCTATCACAAAACAAGGCTGTTGCACAATTCTTAAAAGTTCCTTACGAATAGGTGATAATATGTCTAAGCGACTAAGAGCTCCATTTACGTGGTATGGAGGAAAACATTTTATGGTTAAAAAACTCTTGCCTTTAATACCGAAACACCACACGTATGTGGAGGTGTTTGGTGGTGCTGCCAACTTACTTTTAGCTAAAGATCCATCGCCAGTGGAGGTGTATAACGACATTGACAGTGGGCTAGTTAACTTCTTTAGGGTGCTAAGGGATAAAAATAAGTTTCAGAAATTTTACGAGCAGGTCGTGCTAATGCCTTACTCCCGAGAGGAGTACAATGAATGCCGAGAGACCTGGGACAAAGAAGAGGACGACGTGCAGATGGCAGTTAAATGGTTTGTGGTGGCAAGGCAGAGCTTTAGCGGCAACTTCGGCCGCTCCTGGGGATATGCTGTAACAAATTCAGTACGTGGAATGGCGGGTCCTGTAAGCAAGTACTGGGGAGCCATAGACATGTTACCTGAGGTTGCTGAGAGGTTGTTACGGGTTCAGATAGAGCACAACGATTTTAGAAAAATTCTTAAGGCGTACGATACCGAAAACACTTTCTTTTACTTAGACCCGCCATATGTGCTAGATACACGAACCGAGGCTGTGTATCGTTACGAGATGGCTTTAGAAGACCATCAGGAGTTAGTGGATATGCTGCTGCACATTACGGGTAAAGCAATGCTATCGGGTTACGACCACGAACTGTATAAGCCGTTAGAAGAAGCTGGGTGGACTAAATTGGTGTTTGAAGCTAGGTGCTGGGTTACCGGAAGGACTAGAGCCACGAAGTACNTCTATAATGACAGCAATAAGCATAAACTTAAGCGTAAAGAGTGTGTTTGGCTAAATTACGTTCCTGCTCCACATAAGCAGATGGAGCTGCTGGGCGTAAAGTACGGGACGGAAAACAATGTTAATCCAGGTAATGGCACCGGGACACAAGGTGGTATAATAGTACTATGAATTACGTTAAAATGCAAGATACGGCAATAATGGGTGTGCAGGCACCAGGAGTGTTTTGGTGTGAATTCTGACATTTATGCCGCAGTACGTACACGTGCTAATGGCCGTTGTGAGTTGTGCGGTAAATTAACAAGCGAGTTGCAGTTACACCATGTTATTTCTGGGTATGGTAGAAGAAGAGAGCACGAAAGCGTAGAAACGTGTATAATGTTATGTGTGGAATGTCATCGTGCTGTGCATGATAATGCGAAGTTGAATAGAGCATTAAAATTGTTAGTTGAAGAACGCCTATACCGTGCGGGGTATAGTGAGAACGAAATAAGACAAATAATGGGGGGGAGGTTATTTTAATGACACAACCGCAAGTGCAGATGGTTGCAATAGATGAGCTAAAGCCACATCCGAAGAATCCGAGAAAGCATAGCGAAAAGGCAATTAAAAAGCTTGTTGCAAGCATTAGGGAATTTGGCTGGACTAACCCGATATTAGTATCAAAAGACGGGTATATACTAGCAGGTCATGCAAGGCTAAAGGCAGCGGAAAAGGCCGGTATCCAAGAAGTGCCGGTTATTTATTTGGAGCTGGAAGGTGCAAAGGCCGAGGCATATTTAGTAGCCGACAACCGGCTACAGGATGAGACTGACTGGGACTTGCCGAAACTGAAAGACTTATTACAGGAGCTGGACACTGGAGAATTCGATTTAGAGCTTACTGGCTTTGATATGGATGAGATAGAGGACTTAATGACCCAGTTTCATGTGCCAGAAGAAATTGTCGAGGACGAAGTGCCGGAACCGCCAGAGGAACCGATAACAAAGCCGGGGGATTTGTGGATATTGGGTCGGCACCGGCTGTTGTGTGGGGATGCGACAAAAAAAGAAGATGTTGAAAAGCTGATGGACGGCAAGAAGGCGGATATGGTATTTACGGACCCACCGTATGGGATGAAAAAAGAAAAGGAAGGGGTTTTGAACGACAACCTAAACTATGATGATTTATTAGAGTTTAACAAAAAATGGATACCACTGTCATTTGACAACTTGAAAGGAAACGGCAGTTGGTATTGTTGGGGCATGGATGAGCCGTTAATGGATATATATTCAAACATTTTAAAACCTATGATAAAAAAGAATAAAATAACATTTAGAAATCTTATAACATGGGATAAAGGGCACGGACAAGGGCAATTATCCGAAGATTTTAGAATGTACCCGATAGCGGATGAAAAATGCTTGTTTGTGATGTGTGGAGTGCAGGAATTTAGTACTAACCAAGATAATTATTTTGAAGGATGGGAGCCGGTAAGAAGCTATTTAGAAAAAGAAATAAAAAAAATAGGTGAAAGCGACCAAAAAATAGCAAATGCACTTGGTCATAAAGATGGAAGAACTGTGAACCATTGGTGGAGCAAATCACAATGGAGTTTTCCAACGGAAGAAAACATTAAAGCATTACAAGAATATGCAAAAAGCAAAGGAATAAGTATTTTTGAAAATATAGATGAAATAAAAGCAGAGCATAAAAAAATAAAAGCAGAGTATGAAAAAAGAAAAGCAGAGTATTATTCAGCAAGAGCATATTTCAATAACACACATGACAACATGAACAATGTGTGGCATTTTGACAGAGCAGGCAGAGAAGAAAGAGAAAGCGCAGGAGGACACGCAACGCCAAAACCTTTGGCATTATGTGCAAGAGCAATTAAGTCAAGCAGTAGAGAAGGAGAAATTGTCCTTGATTTATTCGGCGGCTCCGGTTCTACCCTCATTGCCTGCGAACAGTTAAATCGCACTTGCTACATGATGGAGTTGGACCCGATATACTGTGATGTCATAATCAAACGGTGGGAAAATCTTACCGGGCAAAAGGCGGTGAGAATAAGTGGAGAAGAATAAAAGAGGAAGACCAACAAAACTAGATGAAAGAACACAAGAAAAAATAATTAGTGCAATAAAGGCAGGCAATTATATAGAAACAGCAGCAGCATATGCTGGCATTAGCAAGAACACTTTATATGAATGGCTTAAAAGAGGAGAAAGAGAGAAACAAAGAGTAGAGAAAAGTAACAAAGCTAAAATAAAGAAATCTGAAGAAATATATGTAAAATTTACGGACGCAGTAGAAAAAGCACTTGCAGAAGCAGAAATGCGAGACGTTCTAATTATAGGGAAAGCTGCAGAGAAAGAGTGGCAGGCAGCAGCATGGAGGTTAGAAAGGAAGTTCCCTGACCGATGGGGTAGGAAGCTGAATGTAGAAGGCAAGCAGGAGCTTATTTTACCGAGAGTTGAGATAATTTATGAACGCACTGATACAGAAGACTGATGAAGGAATAAAGATAAAGCCACATAGGGGTCAGCAGTTAGTACTTGAGGCCAAAGAGAGGTTTGTTGCGATGATTTGTGGGACTGGTGGAGGAAAGACATCATTAATCCCAGTGTGGCTGTTGCAGGAGTTGAGGCGGGACTGGGAAAATGGCATTTTCGATAGTGCGTATTTGGTTGTCAGTCCAACGTATTCAATGCTAAGAAGGTTCATCGTTCCAGCAATAACAGATTTGTTTGATGCCGTTACAGGTGGAGTGTTAAGCAACGTTGATAGGTGCTATTACTTACCACAGGGGAATAAGATTTATTTAGGATCAGCTGATAATCCGTTTACGTTGGAAGGAGTTCACGTATATGGCGTGTGTTTGGACGAAGCAGGTCAGATGAGGCGTGAGGCATGGGATGTTGCATTAAGGCGTGTAGGTTTTTACCAAGGGCGGATATTGATAACAACTACACCGTATAACAATGGGTGGCTTAAAACAGAATTTTACGACAAGTGGAAAGCGGGGCTACCCGAATATAAGGTTGTGCAGTTTGCAAGTATAGAAAATCCTGCATATCCGAGGGAAGAGTTTGAGAGAGCCAAGAGAGACTTACCTGAATGGATGTTCAAGATGTTTTATCTTGGCCAGTTTGCAAAGCCAGAAGGATTAGTCTACCAAGACTTTAATACGAGCACTCACGTGGTTGAGCCTTTTGATATACCAGATGAATGGACAAGGATTGTGGGGGTAGACTTTGGCTATAACAATCCGTTTGCTGTGCTGTGGTTGGCAATAGATGGAGACGATAATATTTACGTTTACCGAGAATATTATGAGCGGGAGAAGTTACCGAGCGAAGTGGCCCAAGATGTGGTGGAGTTGTCGCAAGGAGAGAGCATAGAAGCAGTATATTGTGATCCGTCCAGACCCGAGGCAATAGAAGATTTGAGAAGAGTAGGGCTACCAGCTGTTGCATCTGATAATAGTGTACTTGCAGGAATACAGAAAGTTGCAGAGAAGATAAGGAGCAAGCAGCTATTTGTATTCCGAGGGTTGCAGAATACATTGAATGAGTTTGAGGCATATTCGTGGAAGGTGGTCGGTGGTGTGCAAAGGGAAGAGCCAGTCAAGGAATTCGACCATACAATGGATGCGTTGAGATATGCTATAATGGGGTATATAAAAGGTATTAAGAAACAGCCAAGAGTTAGGCGTTTGTGATGGGGGGCGATAAAGCTGTTCGAGGGGTTGAAAGAGTTTTTCGGGGTAAAACAAAGTAATACCACACGAGCGATAATTGAGACTACATTAGGCCAGCCAGTTTGGACACCAAAGGATTATGCTAATTTTGCCCGAGAGGGATATTGTAATAATGTTTATGTGTATGCCTGTGTTAGGCAAATAGCTATGGCGTGCGCTGGTATTCCTTGGCTGGTATATAGAACTACGAACGATGGAACTATAGAAGAGTTGGAAAACCACCCATTAAAGGAACTGCTAAACGGGCCAAACCCATGGCAAGGTGGTAGTGAATTCTTCGAAAGTGTCGTGGGCTTTTTGATGCTGGCTGGCAACAGTTACATCGAAGCTGCTGGGCCAGAAAACGGACCACCAAGAGAGCTATATGTACTAAGGCCTGATCGGATGAAAGTAATTGCTGGTAACTCGCAGCAGCTTATTGCCGGTTATCAGTACACAGTGGGCGGTATAACTGTAAATTTTAAGCCTGAAGAAATACTGCACTTGAAGTTGTTTAACCCATTGGATGACTGGTATGGCATGTCTCCCATTGAAGCTGCAGCACGAAGCATTGACCAAAACAATGAGAGCAGGTCGTGGAACGTTGCCCTACTGCAAAACAGCGCAAGACCTCCAGGCGCTTTGGTAACGCAGAATGAATTGCAACCTGATCAATTCGAACGGCTAAAAGAGCAAATACGGGAACAGTACATGGGAGCGCGAAATGCCGGTAGGCCGCTGTTACTTGAAGGCGGGCTCGACTGGAAAGAGATCGGGCTTACCCCTGCGGAAATGCATTGGCTTGAAGGCCTAAAGCTTTCAGCTAGGGAAATAGCGATAGCCTTCGGAGTACCCCCAGAGCTTATTGGGGATAATGCGAACAAAACGTATAGCAATTACAAGGAAGCAAGACAGGCATTTTACACCGAGACTGTACTACCGCTTATGGACTCCATAAAGGGCGAACTTAACAACTGGCTTATCCCTAAGTTTGGTGATAAAAGGATATACATTGACTACGACAGAGATGAAATTGAAGCACTGCAAGAAGAGAGGGAGGCTGTTTGGAGAAGAGCGCTAGAGGCTGTAAAGAACGGTATCTTAACTCCGAATGAAGCCAGAGTTATGCTCGGATATGATGAAGTTGAAGGTGGAGATATGCTTATGATGCCAGCGAATATGATTCCACTGGCTATCGTTACAAGCGAGGAAGTGAGCGAGGAGTGAAGCATAAGCTGGCAAAAGCTGTAAAGAAAAAGCCGACTCCACAGCCACGACCTCCTAGGTATCCAGAAGGTGTTAGAACAGTTCCGATAAATTCCAGAAATGTGGAGTTTGTGCTACGAGAGTATCTTGATAAAAACGAGCCGAAGATACAGAGAGCAATTAGAAAAATGTGGAATACGGAACGTGAAATCATTACGAAGGAAGAGATGGAGAAAGTATTGCAATACAGCTGGGTACCAGTTGAGTGGATACAACGGTTTACAAATGACTACACGGTCTTTGTTAATGAGGTTATGGCTCCAGCATGGCGTGACGCGATGCAAAACGCAGTTGAGTACATGAATGGTCAGATAGAACGGTATGCAAAAAAGCAGTTCGAGGATACTCACATCGGTAAGCTTATCGAGGATTGGATACGTGAACATGGCGGAGAGTTAATAGTACAATTGTCGGAGGCGCAGCATGAAGCTATAAGGGAGATACTTAGGATTTACATCTTAGAACATCCTTTGTCTCCGTACGACTTGGCTAAGGCAATTAAGCCGCTTATTGGTCTTACGTCTTCGGAAGCTGTGGCGGTAGCGAGGTATCGTGAAAGTCTTGTAAAAGAAAACCTATCAGAGAATGTTATAGAAAACCTTACAAACAAATACGCTGAGTCTTTGCTTGAAAAGAGGGCGCTAAGGATAGCAAGGACTGAACTATCGTATGCATATAATCGTGGGCAGCTTGAGGCGATAAGAGAAGCAAAGGCTAACGGGTTTTTTAGAGGAGAGGTAATAAAAACATGGTTAACTGCTGGCGATGAACGTACGTGTGAATTCTGCCAGTCTCTTGACGGCGAGGTTGTAGGGCTAGAAGAAACATATCCAGGGGCTACGAAGAGAGAGCAAGAAATACTTACACCGCCTGCTCATCCTATGTGCAGGTGCACTGTTATTTACGAGGTTATAGAATAATAAGGGGAAAGGGGGTAAAACGGTGGACACGAAGAGTTTTAAGTTTGAAGTTAAGGACATTGACGAACAAGGGATATTCGAAGGTTACGCGGCTGTGTTTGGTAATGTGGACAGAACAGGAGACGTTATAGAGCGGGGAGCATTCAGAAAAACGTTACAAGAGAACCCACAGCTTCCGATACTGTGGCAGCATAACCCTGCAGAACCTATTGGACTAACTGTCGCAGCAGTAGAAGATAACCGTGGGCTTAGAGTAAAGGGACAGTTGAACCTTGAAACAGCTAGAGGACGCGAAGCATACGCGCTGATGAAACAAGGTGTATTGCGTGGGTTATCTATCGGCTATGATACGGTAAAAGAAGCTTGGGAAGGAACGACTAGAAAACTAAAGGAGATACGGTTATGGGAGTGGTCACTGGTAACATTCCCAGCCAACCCTCTAGCTCAGGTTGAGAGCATAAAGTCAGTCGTACCGTTTCAGGACCTTCCACTTGCAGATATGGAGACACCATGGGATGGAGACGCTGCAAGGTCTCGGGTAAGAGAATGGGCAGGCGGAGAGGATAATATGGACTGGGAGAAATACAGAAAGGCTTTTGTATGGTATGACTCAGAGAACCCAGAGCTGTTTGGCTCTTACAAACTACCGATTGCGGATGTGATAGATGGTAGGTTAAAGGCTGTACCTCGGGGCATATTCGCTGCTGCGGCTGCGGTTCAAGGTGGCAGAGGTGGTGTAAACATCCCAGAGAAGGACATGGCTGGAGTAAGAAGGCACTTAGCCCGATACTATGAGAAGATGGACAGAACACCTCCATGGAGTTCGGAAAGTAGTGGCTTGGACCTGCTGCTTTACGGTATAATAGGGGCAGCGGGGGAAATTAAGGCAGGCAGAACGAATGAAACAATGAACACTGCCTTAATCGAACAAGCGATACAAAGCCTGAATGCACTTCTTGGGAAAGCTGAGCCGGATAATTCCACTCAGCAAGAAGAGAAGCCGCAGAGTGATGGCGAGTTAGAAAGTCGCTTGCTGGAAGAAGCAATTGAAGAACTTAGAAAATTGAAGGAGGTACTATAAGAATGGATGAAAAAGTAGTGGAACTTCAGAGCTTAGTTAAGGAACTGAGGGAGAAGTTCGAGCAAAAGGAACAGGGCCTGTACACAAAGGCTGAGTTTGAAGAGTTTGAAAAGAAAATAAACGATCGCATTGCACAGCTCGAAACGATGATCAAAAGACCGGTAGTAGCTGACAGCGTTGCTGAAAACAGCGAAAACAAGTCGGTATTCTTCAAATTTCTGCGCGAAGGTAAGGCGGGCCTCGAACCGACTGAGCGGAAGAAATTAGTAGAGGATACGACTGGGCAAATACTTGTGCCTGAGGAATTAGAGGCAGAGGTATACAGAGAGTTACCGCGTATTTCCGTAATACGTGGCCTTGCAACTGTTAGACAAGTGCGTTCGGACAGGATCAGATCGCGTAGCTTAACTGAGGTGCAGGTAGGGTGGGGCAAATTAGAAACTTCCTCGACTGCACTTGCAGAACCAACCTCTTATCTTGTGCCAAGTGACGAATATCACTATGTTGAAGACCTTTATGGTCTAGTAAAAATAGGTGAAGACGAGCTGATGGATACCGACGTTGCGCTTGAAAGCTTGATCGTTGACTCTTTTGCACGAGCAATTGCAGAAGCTGAAGATAGGGCCTTTGTGATAGGTGCTGGACATGCCAGTAAAGAACCACAAGGCATTTTAAAATCGGCTGGTGTGCAGAAAATAAATGGTACGGTTGTAAAAGGTATTACCACAGACGACATTCTGTCTCTTATTTACGCTGTACCGGCACAATATAGAAGGAATGGAGTACTGCTTGTTAACTCTCAGACTGAGCTAGCGTTAAGGCTGCTTAAGGACACTCATGGTCAGTACCTATGGCAGCCTTCTCTCCAAGCGGGTAGACCGAACACCTTTGCCGGGTTCCCAGTGTACAACCAGGAAGACATTCCTTCCATACCAACTGGAACCACACCAGCAGATGTGGCTATATTCGGTGACTTAAGAAGCGGTTACAGAATACTGGACAGACTTGGTATAACGATTCAAAGACTTACTGAGCTTTACGCTGTGTCCGGGCTGATTGGATTCAGAGTACACTACAGGGTCGGCGGTGGAGTAATCAGACCAAATGCACTTAGAGTTCTGCACGTCAAGGTAGATTAGACGGGTGAGCGATGTGAGAATTAGAATGCTCCACTCAGTAGGAATTGCCGGTAGTGTTTACAACGCTGGAGCAGTTGTCGATATTGATGAGAAAACAGCTAGAGCGTGGATATTAGCAGGGGTCGCAGAACAGGATAAGAGTTTAGACGGGCCATCGGAGGTGAAAGAGGATGACAGCAAAGCTGATAACGCCTCCAAGCATAGAGCCGATAACACTAGAAGAAGCAAAGATATTCCTTAGGATAGATTCGGATGAAGAAGATGAGCTGTTATCCTCTCTTATCTCAGCTGCCAGATTGTACGCTGAAAAGTACACAGCACGATCCTTTATAACACAAACCTGGGAGATTAAAACTAACGTAATAGCTAACAAACTGTACCTTCCTTATCCACCAGTGCAGAGAATAGACAGCATAACTGTTAATGGAGAGGCTTTGCCAGGTAACAGGTATGCACTGCTACCAGAAGACATCCTATACGTTATTACTCCCGTTTATACAACAAAAGCAGACGGCATAGCTATAACCTATGCAGCTGGGTATGGGAATACTGCCAAGGACGTGCCACGTGATATTAGGCAGGCGATATTAATAACAGTAGCAGGATTGTACGAAAACAGAGAAAGCGGTGGAGTATCGGCTGAGGCAAAGGAACTCTTAAAACCATACAGGGTCTTCCAACTATGAAGATAGGAAAGCTGAGGCACAGGATAACGATACAGGAAAAGGTTACTGTACCAGATGGCTACGGCGGTGTTACTAGCACTTGGAAGGATGTAGCTACTGTGTGGTCTTCTGTTGAGCCACTGAAGGGCAGAGAAACTGTACGCGGCGCAGCAGGTAAAAGCAGAACTAACGCACAGGATTAGGATAAGGTATATGAGCGGGATAAAGCCAGAGATGAGAATAGTATTTGACAACAGGTCTTTTGATATAGAAGCAATAATTGACCCAGAAGAACGACACGAGAGCTTGGAACTGTTATGCTCTGAGGTGGTAGCATGATAACAATTAGTATCGGCGTTAATGGGCAAAAAGAAACAGTGGCTAATCTCGGCAGAATGTCTGAGAAGGTTAAGAAAGCTGTTAAAGAAGAAATTGGGGCTTCAGCTTTAAGAATACAAGCGTCCGCGAAGAGAAGATGCCCTGTACGTACTGGAGCTTTAAGAAATTCCATAACTGTGGACCTGTACGGTGAGATGTCAGCGGAAATAGCTCCACATATGCCCTATGCGATATTTGTGGAATTCGGTACCCGCAAGATGAGAGCGAGACCATACATGACACCGGCAGCTGAAGAAGAGAGACCTAGGTTAGCAAAAGGGCTGGAGATTATCATTAAGGGTGAATTGGAATGAGGTCACCGCTGTTAGCGTTGCAGAAAGCGTTATATGACAGATTGCGCCAAAACTTAGATTGTCCAGTGTATGACGCTGTGCCGCAGGGGGCTCAGATGCCCTACGTAACAATTGGAGAGGATACGGCAATTGACTGGAGTACGAAGCTGGAAAACGGGCAAGAGGTCACACACACCCTGCATATCTGGAGCGACTACGAAGGGGCTAAGGAAGTTAAGCAAATAACAGATGAGGTTGTACAAGCTATAACGTCCCAGCCGCTTGAGCTTGAGGGCTTTTACATGGTAATAGCCACTCTTGATATGACAGAAGTAATACGAGACCCTGATGGCTATAGGCATGCAGTTATCAGGTTTAGATTCAAAATACAAGAGTAATAAGGAGGTAAATGAATATGGCAGGAGTAAGTGGTGTAACTTTTTTAATTCAGGTAAACACGGGCACCGAAACAGACCCAACATGGACAGCAGTAGGTGGTCAAAGAGGAGCCACGTTAAACAGGTCGGTCGATGAGGCAGATGTAACGTCAAAGGAATCACTTGGGTGGCATGAAGGACTTCCTACCATAAAAAACTGGAGCATTGACTTTGATGGGTTGGTGATCGAAGATAACACAGCGTATAAGCTTTTGGAAACTGCATACATGGACAATGAAGTGTTACAGGTACAGGTCATAACTCCAGCAGGTAATAAGTACTCAGGTAAGGCTTTCTTGACAGACTTCTCGATAGATGCTCCATATGATGACGCGATGACTTACAGCGGAACGCTTCAAGGTACAGGACCTTTAACACTTACTCCAGAGGTTTAGGAGAGCTGTAAATGATAGCTGAGTATGAAATAAAGTGCGGAGATAAGATATATTCACTCAAGTATAACAACAAGGCTCTTCGAACCTTGGAGGTTAGCTTGGACATGCCAATTGCAAAAATCGGAGAAGTGCTGCAGAATGAGATAAGTATCGGGCTATTAACTGAAATATTTAGAGTTGGGTTACTGCACTGGAACCCTGACATAACCCTTGACGAAGCTGGAGAGATAATTGACGAGGTAGGTATAACAACGGCAGCTGATGCAGTTGGCAAGGCTTTTGTACTGGCTTTTGGAACAGAAGAGGAAAAACCAAAAAACGCACGGAAGGAGGAGGTACATGGAACTGGAGAGAGTACCTCCTCCAAGCCCTCGAAATAGGACTAAGCATAAATGAGTTTTGGGAGCTTACGCCGAGCGAGATTAAACTGGTGGCTGAAGCTAGGAGCTGGCAGCAGGAAAATGAGATGTATAAAATGGCTTGGGCTGTGTCGTACATAATCAGTTATACTGGCAGGCTTAAGAAACCGATAACTCCATCAAAGCTACTACCAAAGCGTGAGCAGAAAAAGACAAAGCGGATAGAGAATAAGCAGCAAGAGTGGGAAGAGATCAAGAGAATGTTTGGAGGTGAGTAAATGGCAGATGCAGGAAACGTCGTAGTAAGGGTCTCGGCAAATATTGATGACTTTAACCGCAAGATGCAGGAGGTTAGCAGACAGGTTAACCAAGTGCAGGGCAAGTTTTCTGGATTCGCTGATGTTGGCAAGCAGTTATCCACGGTGGGGCGCAATTTAACCATCGGGGTAACACTTCCCATAGCTGCTGTAGGAACGGCTGCAGTAAAAGCTGCCTCAGATTTTGAACTTATGTCCAACATGTTCAAGGCTATTACTGGAGCTACGGCTGACCAGATGAAGCAGATGCAGGACTTAGCTATAGCGCTGGGCGAAGATTTAACGCTTCCTGCAACTTCGGCTGTAGATGCTGGCGAGGCAATGATAGAACTAGCCAAAGCTGGCGTAAGTGTAGACAACACCTTCAAAGCAGCAAAAGGTACATTGCAATTGGCTGCCGCTGCAATGATGAGCAATGCAGATGCTGGTAGAATTGTAGGACAGTCCTTGAACGCATTCGGGCTGTCCGGAGAAGAGGCAACAAGGATAGCAGACTTGTTAGCAAACAGCGCTAACGCAGCAGCAGGCGAAATAAGCGACATGGCTTACGCTCTTCAAATGGGTAGTGCTGTAGCAAGTATGGCTGGAGTAAAAATAGAGGACTTCGTTACGGCAATAAGCTTAATGGCTAATGCAGGGGTTGTAGGCAGCGATGCAGGTACAAGTTTGAAGACAATGTTCATGAGGTTAATAAATCCTGTTGGGCAAGCTTCTGATGCAATAGCGGAGTACGGGATAGAAATATATGATGCTACAGGGAAAATGAAACCTTTGCCAGCGTTAATGGACGAGTTCAATACAAAACTTGGCAAACTTACGGATGAACAGAGAAATGCAGCGCTTGCGGCAATATTTGGCACAGACGCGATACGAGCCGCTAACATTGTGTTAATGAACGGAGCAGAGAAGTGGGATGATATGTATGCAGCAGTTACTAGGGCTGGCGGAGCAGCAGAAGTAGCAGAAGCTAAAATGAAGGGAACTCACGGAGCGATAGAAGCTCTTCAGTCTATGTTAGAGACATTAGCGTTGACGCTTGGTGATATTTTGCTTCCTGTTATAACCCCTGTAATTAGAGCGTTAACTGACCTAGTGAAGTGGTTTGGAGACCTTCCGCGGTGGATACAAACCACAGTTGTGGCAGTTGCTGGACTTGCAGCAGCCATAGGACCTTTGGTATGGATTGGTGGCAAGCTCATAGGAGGAATCTTGAGCTTGGCGAAATTTCTTCCCCTACTGAAGGCAGGGTTTGCGGCGCTAACTGGACCTATAGGATTAACTGTAGCGGCTATCGCGGCTGTAACGGCGGCTATAATATATTTATGGAAGCACAGCGAAGGATTTAGAGATTTTGTACTTAAAACGTGGGAAATAATAAAGTTTTCTTTTCAATTGACTGCTGACTTTATCATCTCTACAGCGCGTAAAATTACAGACTTCTTTGGAATTACACGAACTACGGTAGCGGATGAGGTTGAAGCGATGAGTGACGAAACAACGGCAGAAGTCGTTAGAATGTCGCAGGGAATTGAGAGCAACCTCTTCTTACTTCAGGCTCAGGGGAAAAGCATAAGCAAGGAAATGGCAGATGGCATAATTGCTGAAAGCAAAAGGATGAAGGAGCAGGCGGTTAAAGCTATAAATGAGCAGTATCAGGAGACAGTTGATAAGCTCGGGTATCTTAGAGACACAGCAGGTATGATTACGAATGACCAATATACCAAAATGCTCGAGATAGAGACCAAGCGCAAAAATGACCAAATAGCTAACCAAGAAGAACTAAACAAACAGGTAGAGCAAAAGATAAGAGAGCTTCAAAGCAGCGGCGTAGCGGTAACAGAGGAAATGAGGCAGCAAATAGTCCAAACGGTACAAGCGCAGAGGGATGGAGTAATTATGGCTGTTTCTGAGCAGAAAGACAAGGCGGCAGCGGTTATAGCAATGCTTAAGGCTGAGTCTGGACAGATAACAGCGGAGATGGCAGCTGAGGCGATAAAGAACAGCCTGACACAGAAGGAAGAAACTATCAAGAACGCAAACGAACAATACCAGCAAACGGTAGAGGCAATTATGGCTATGAGTGATGAGGCAATAGCTACAACTGGCTATACTAGGGATGAGCTTATAAACAACGCTAAGCTGCAGCGCGATAGGACTGTTGAAGCTGCAACGTTAATGCACGAAGAAACTGTTAGAGAGATATCAGAAATGGCTGGAGAAAGTATCAAAGAGGTAAACCTTTCTACAGGCGAAATATTGTCATCTTGGGACAAGTTAATACTGCAAGGCAAACAAAACTGGGGAGAGTTTTCTGGCTTCTTTGTAAGATTGTGGCAGGATATATCTACTGGGGCAACCTCAGCATGGCAAGGAATAAGCACGTTTTTGAGTGACACGTGGACAGGGATTAAAAACACAGCTGCGAGCATGTGGCAATCAATTAGCGACACGATAACTGGTAGTGTTCGGTCTCTGAAGGACACCCTGTCAACTCTTTGGTCGGACATATCGCTAAGCTTGACGTCCGCTTGGGATGGGCTTGTTGACTCTGCAAGACGAATATTCTCCAATATCGCGAGTACAATTGTGGACGCTTTTAAGAATATCCACATTCCGCTTCCTCACTTTAAGTTTGGATCTAAGCAGGTAAGCGTTGCAGGTATAACGCTCACAATCCCAGATATTAGTGTTAGCTGGTATAAGAGTGGAGGTATATTTACCCAGCCTAGCTTGGTAGGTGTTGGAGAAGCAGGACCTGAAGCAGTGTTGCCATTGAACGACGCAACGTTTGGAAGCTTAGCGGAAGAGATAGCAGCAAGAATGTCAAATGGTGGCTACGCAGGAGGTAGCTTCACAATAACTGTGCCTGTATACTTGGACGGGAGAGAAATAGCACGTGTAACGACCCCCTACGTAAACGAATACTTAGGGAAGAGTTACAGAAGCACTGCTCGTGGTGGAGGTGTGTTATAGTGGCTGGCGGGTTTAAGCTTGGAGGAATTGACGCATCTGAGTTTGGTATACGGCTATTGCAGGGGACTGAGATAAACATACTTCCAGAAACGCGAGACATGATTGGGACTATCCCGGGAATGCATGGGGCTTATGACTTTGGCGCTGTTATGGATGTAAGAAACTTTGAGCTCAAGTGTGCGATGATTGGAGCGCGCTCTCCTGAAGAATTGCAGCAGAGGATACGCAGGTTTGTACAGCATCTGGTGGATGCGAATGGGCACCCAAGAACATTGACTTTAGTCTTTGACGAAGAGCCTGATAAGACATACTACGTAAGGTACTCAGGTAATCTGCCACTTGAGCAAATAGTGAATATAGGAACATTCACGCTTCCATTAACTGCGTTTGACCCGCACGCATATGGAAGCGAGCAGGAAGTGGAGCAAATAATAACAACGTCCTCGGCTACAATACGGATAACGTCGCAGGGAAACGTAGCAACGTATCCGGTAATTGTGGTAAGCAATGAGGGTAATAATACGGTGCAAGGCTTCAAGGTTAGGTTTTTTAGGAATGTGTGAGGTGATAGAATGAACATATCAGAGAACATGACCAGTCAAGCGAGGATTGCGATTAAGATAATAAGAAAAGATGGAAGCATTGAATATATAGAGAATAGCAAAATAGTTAGCTGTAAAGAAGAATATCCGAATGTAAGGAGGGTTAATAATGCCAGCGATGATAACAAATAAAGGCAAAGAAATAGCAGCAAGAAGACTTAGGGGAGAGCTAAGCGAACCTAAATATGTAGCTTGGGGGACTGACGGAGGTACAGCGCTAACACTTGCTGCGACTAATACAAACTTGGGAGCACCAGCTCCTGAGGCGAGAGCTGTAGGGATAAGCACGGTTGTTACTACTTCTACGGCTAACGACACATACAGAGTAGTCGGGACACTGACGGCTAACGGAGCTAAGACTATAAGAGAGGTTGGGCTGTTCGATGCAGCTACTGGTGGTAACCTATTTATGAGAGCTACGTTTGACCCTATTGTATTAGAGAGCGGAGACAGCATACAGTTTACCATAGACGTACAATTTAGAGGGGCATAAAAGAGGTGGTTTGGGATGCCAAGACTTAAAAGCACAAACTTTGCAGTTACACAGCTGGCAGCAAATATGACTGCTACAGATAAGACTTTTACGGTAACTGATGCTAGTAAGTTCCCGAACACTGGGCCGTTCGTTGTGCTGATTTATAACACTACTGGGAGTACGCTGGTACGTGAGATTGTGGAAGTTGGAAGTATCGATAAGACTACGAATACCTTTGGCAATGTCCTACGTGGTATAGAAGGAACAACTAAAGCCGCGCATTCAGCAGGTGACAACGTTGAGCTTGTATGGACTTCAGGGAGTTACCAGAGGTTAGCAGATGAGGACTATACAGACATTTTAGACAAAAAGATACAGCTTGTGGCAGACGAGCCATTCTCGTTTTCTGGAAAGTTAACAGCAAATGGATGGACAGGAACGAGTGCACCTTTCATACAGACAGTTACGGTGTTTGGACTTTCTGGTATCGGTAGTATGCCGACAGTTGACGTTGTTCTTTCTGCAAACTGGGAGACAGCTGTATCAGAGAGAGATTCGTGGTCGCATATTAAAAAAATAGATTTTGCTGACAACAGTCTAACATTTTACTCAGATACAAAACCTACAATACAGCTTACATTCAGTGGAGTTCAAGCAGTACGTAGAGCAAGGATAAGAGATGTGTGGATTGTTGGAGCTAGCGCGCCTGAAAGTGTATCAAGGTGGACCTCTCAGCTTTATAACGGTAGGATATACTGTCCACAGTATGGCGGTACAGCTATGCACATATATGACATCGCGTCAGATACTTGGATTGTAGGAGCCAATGCGCCTGCNAGTGCACNAAGGTTAACCTCCCAGTTGTATAACGGTAGGATATACTGCCCACNGAATGGCGGTACAGCTATGCACATATATGACATCGCGTCAGATACTTGGATTGTTGGAGCCAATGCGCCTGCTAGTGCANNNAGGTTTACCTCCCAGTTGTATAACGGTAGGATATACTGCCCACAGAATGACGGTACAGCTATGCACATATATGACATCGCGTCAGATACTTGGATTGTTGGAGCTAGCGCGCCTGCAAGTGCAGGAAGGTGGACCTCTCAGCTTTATAACGGTAGGATATACTGCCCACAGCATAACGGTACAGCTATGCACATATATGACATCGCNTCAGATACTTGGATTGTNGGAGCTAGCGCGCCTGCAAGTGTAGCAAGGGCAACCTCCCAGTTGTATAACGGTAGGATATACTGCCCACAGCATGGCGGTACAGCTATGCACATATATGACATCGCGTCAGATACTTGGATTGTTGGAGCCAATGCGCCTGCTAGTGCAGAAAGGTTAACCTCCCAGTTGTATAACGGTAGGATATACTGCCCACAGAATATCGGTACAGCTATGCACATATATGACATCGCGTCAGACACTTGGATTGTAGGAGCCAAT